TCTAGCAACTTCATTATATTACACTTATGCGTAAAAATCAATAGCCGGAGGTGAAATAATGGCTGAAAAAAAAACTCTGTGTGACTTTGGCAAACAAATCGAGATTGCTCTTATCCAAAAAGACAAGACCAACGACTGGTTGATTGAAAAAGTCAAGGAGGATACCGGGCGATATTTTGACCGCTCTTACCTCTTCAAGGTTAAGACCGGAAAGCTGGAAACGCCCGGAATCAAGAAAAGCATCTGCCGGATTTTGAACATTCAGGATTCGGGAGCATAAGAAAGGAGAGAAGATGGCAAACATTCAAGTTTTTGAATATCAGAATAACAAGGTTCGCACAGTTGATATGGACGGGGAAGCGTGGTTTGTTCTGAAAGACGTGTGCGGAGTTCTCGACATAGCAGACCATAAAGTTGTCGCTAGACGGCTTGACGAAGATGAGGTGTGTCAGACACCCCTCACCGATAGCATGGGTCGTCAGCAGTCAACCACCATCATTAACGAGAGTGGCTTGTACCATGTCATTCTCCGTAGCGACAAACCGGAAGCGGCTCCGTTCCGTAGATGGGTCACAAATGACGTACTTCCTGCCATTCGCAAGACTGGAAGCTACAACGCGCCGCAGCTCACTCGCTCGCAGCTTCTTGCAACTGCACTGATCGCAGCACATGAGGAACTGGAAGAGAAAGACAAGCAGATTGAAACCATGAAGCCGAAAGCACTTTTTGCTGACGCTGTGAGCGCAAGCAGCCAGAGCATTCTTGTTGGTGAAATAGCAAAGTTGCTATCTCAGAACGGCATTAACATCGGTCAGAACCGCTTGTTTGACTGGCTACGCCGGAATGGCTATCTCATCAAAGACCCGAAACGTAGCGATTACAACTTGCCTACACAGCGGAGTATGGAGATGGGGCTGTTTGAAATCAAAGAGACCACGATTCAGCACAGCGACCACATTTCTATCAACCGCACTCCGAAGATTTCCGGTCGCGGCCAAGTCTACTTTGTAAACCTCTTCTTGAAAGTAGAGAAGAACCAGAAAGCGGAGGGCTGAACATGGAACAGATTATCACCTTAAAGGTAGACCTTGAATACCCGGAAGAAGCCAAGTTCGCCATTGACGCTGCGGCCAAGACCTACTCGGATTTTAAGCGTGAGCAGTCGGTAAGGCGCTTTGTGGAGAACGGTTGTACTCCGGAAGACGCAGAGAAAATCGCAAAGTTCATCCAGTTTCTCGACCAGTGCTTTTCTGAACACAACGAAAGGGCCTTGAGAAAGGCAAGTGAGGCATATGGAGGTTAAGAGCTGCGAACGCTGCGGAGCGCCTCTCGGCGAGGCCATCAAGACAAAACGGTATTGCAAAGAATGCGCAGTATTAGCTAGGAGAGAGAATCAAGCAGCGCGACGCGCTCCATATGGAGTTGCCCCTTGCGAGTGGTGTAAAAAACCAATGCGCAAGCTGTATGAGCATCAAAAATATCACCAGAAATGCGCAAATATAGTAAAGCGTAAGCAGATGGCCGAGTGGTGGAAAGAACATTCGGATTATATCAAGTCTCCCACCCGCAAGGCTAGACCGGAAGGAAATCAGACACAAGAAAAGCCTAAGCCGAAGTACACCATCAAACAGATGAACGATAAAGCAAAAGAGCTTGGAATGAGCTACGGCCATTACAGCACTTTGCTTGCACAGGGAAAGGTAGACCCTCCTGATGAACGGTAAATACTACGGCCAACGGGAAATCCGCTGGCGCAGCCGGGAGAAAGACCGACTGGAACACATCCAACGCAAGCGAAGGATGGCAAACGATGAAGAAAGCAATAAGCGACTTCAACAAAAGCAGTCCGTGGCAGAAACGCTGGCAAAAGCGTGAATCTTTAAGACGGGAACATATCGAGAAAGAAAGAGCAAACAAAAATGAAAAAAATAAAAGTCAGAATCACATTCACCGAAGCGGTTCTCGGCACATGGCCTAGCAACCAGAATATCGCGCGAGAGTTCATCGCCAGCAAGTCACCTGACGCAAATACTATCGAGGACGAAGTGGCCGCTTTGGGCGCTGATGCTGTGGCAGATAAGGGCATGACCGTGTTCCCTCGCAACGAGAACGGCGAACCCATCCTGTATGACTACCAGATTAAGGGCTTCTTCAAGGATTCCTGCGGTATGCTTTCCCGTATCGGCGGCAAGACCGAAACTGGCAAGAAGAAAGCCGTCAACGAAAGCGGCAAGCTGACGGCCTACAAGAAGGTCATTGATGGTCTGATTTTCGTTCAGCCCCGCATGATTCCCATTCATGTGAACGGTGAGATTACTGAGTGCCAGCGCCCTCTCCGCGCACAGACGGCGCAGGGCGAGCGGGTGAGCCTCGCCAACAGCGAGCAGATTCCCGCTGGTTCGACCTGCGAGTTTGAAATCGTTCTTCTGGACGATTCTCACGAGAAAGTCGTGCGTGAGTGGCTGGACTACGGTGCTTTGCGTGGCATTGGTCAGTGGCGCAACAGTTCTAAAGGGCGCTTTGCTTACGAAATCCTCAATTAACCGCTATGGCAGGGCGGGGCTGTGCTGCACTCGGTGTGGAACGGCAACGGCATAGTGACGATTGGCTCAGAAATGCTAAGGCAACGCCTGGAGACGAATCGACTTGAGCGGCAACGGCGATGCGTTGATTTGACTAGATCTGCAAAGGCATGGCGAAGCAAGGCTCAGACGAGCAATGGAATGGCAAGGAAAAGCTGGGAAGAGCAAAGGTTATGAGATGCAAGGCGTAGCTTTGATATGCAAAGGCAAAGAATAGAAACGATAGGCTAAGGCATTGAGTAGCTAGGAGCAGAAAAGCAACGGCAAAAACGAAAGGAGACAAAATGAAAGCATTTATTGAAGTTGCTCTGATGTGGGGCATAGCGCTGGCGGTGGTTTTGGCGGTATTTCTGCTGAACTTCTGGATGATGCATCACATCGGTATTCTGGTAGGTGCATCAACTGCCAGTGGAATCATCACGGTATCTATGGCAATGGCTACGGCATGGATACTGAGTTTTGGAGGTAATAAGAGTGAAAAGCCTGAAAGCTAATGTCCTTTGTACGCTTGGAATCGCGTTAGCAATCTTTTCGGTAGGATGCGGCGATGCAATCCAGAAAAGTCAAAGCATAGTAGCAATGTTTGGATACGTTTTCCTTTCGTGCAGCTTCCTCGCCGCAGCACTCGTCTTGTGTGCCATTGGGGTCAGCTCTGAAAATGAACGCATTGAACAGGAAAATCGCAAAGTAAAACGCATTCCTCACCATACCAACGAGTGGAGGGATGCACAGTGAAATGCCCGATGTGCGGTAGCGAAAACATCACAACTGTGGACAGCCGGTCAGACCATGACAGCATTGTTCGCCGGAAGAAATGCCTTGCCTGCAACCACCGGTGGTCAACCATCGAAATCGACAAAGACCAGTGGTACAGCGCACTGCAAATCAAAGAGCAGCGAAAGAGAGGGCGGCCTAAAGATGATTAACCTCGATAGATTTGGTGGCGTGACAGAACCAGATGACGGCGTGTACTTCCTGACCCGTGAGCAGGAAGCAAAAGCCAGAGAAGCAGACCGTTTGGCTGAGATTGAGGACTTGCAGTCTGAAATCGAAGACAGGGAAGCGGAACTGAAAGAAATGCACGCACGGCTGGAAGAGCTACTGGCTGGCTGATTTTTGTACAGCCAAGTTAAGCCAAAGTAAGAACAATGAAGCCTAATGAAGCCAAGAAAGGAAAGAAAAAATGGCAGTATTAGTAATGGTCTACGGTCACTCCGGCAGCGGTAAGTCCGCTTCGCTTCGGAACTTTGACCCGGAACAGGTTGCAGTTATCAACGTGCTTGGCAAGCCGCTACCATTCCGTAGCAACATGAAAACCTATATCACCAGCGACTACGGCAAGATTGATGTCGCAATCCACAGCACCAAGCGTAAGTCCATCGTCATTGACGATGCTACCTATCTTATGACCGGCGAGTTCATGCGGAACGCAAAGGTCGCCGGATACCAGAAGTTCACCGACATGGCCGCCAACTTCAATGCATTGCTGATGCGGGCGAAGGAACTGCCGGACGATGTGGTGGTCTACTTTTTTGGGCACAGCGAGCGTGACGAAGACGGTGGCGAGAAGTTCAAGACCATCGGTAAGCTGCTGGACGAGAAGGTTTGCGTAGAAGGGTATTTTACCATCGTCCTGAAAACCGTTGTGCAGGATGGGCGATACCTGTTCAGCACTCGCAATGATGGGATGGACACTGTGAAAACCCCTCTGGGGATGTTCAACGATGCGCTGATCGAGAACGACCTCGCCGCCGTAGACAAGACCATCCGTGAATATTACAACATCCCGGTTCAGCCGGAGAACAAAGGAGAGTAACAGATGAAGAACATCAATTGGAATGACGTGCAGGAAGCAACCGAGCGCCGTGACCTGCCTGTTGGCGGCTACGTTGCAGGTATCTGCAAGGCGATTGACGAACCTGCAAAGGAACGTCTGAACATCGAGTGGGAAGTCGCAGAGGGCGAGTTTAAGGGATACTGGCGTGAGCAGACCGCTTCCCTCATTGAGCGTGGCAAGCTGAATCAGGGCGAATGGGCATGGGGCGGCAAGACCATCAAGAGTTACAAAGAGAAGGCGCTGCCATTCTTCAAGGGCTTCATCACCGCTGTGGAGCAGTCCAATCCCGGCTATAAGTTCAACAACGATGAAAAGGCCCTGCGTGGCAAGCTGGTCGGCGTGGTTCTCCGTGAGGAGGAGTACATGGGCAACGATGGCAACATCAAAACCAAGCTAGTCGTTGACCGATTCACCAGCGTGGACAAGATTCGTTCCGGCGATTATGAGGTCAGGCCGAAGAAAACGCTGGCTGGCGGGTCTGGCTCTGGCTATTCGCAGGGTGGGAACGATGACTTCTCTGTTATCGAGGACAGTTCTTCTGACCTCCCCTTTTGACAAGTGAAGTGCTGACCGCCTACCTTATATAAGAGCTGTGCTATCTGGCTGGACGGGCATTTGGAAAGATGAAAGTTTTAGTTGCTTGCGAGGAATCGCAGGAGGTCTGCAAGGCGTTCCGGGCAAAAGGCCACGAAGCCTACTCTTGCGACATTCAGGAGCCGTCTGGCGGGCATCCAGAGTGGCACATCTTGGGCGATGCGCTCAAGGCTGTTGAGGGGGGGGCAAGTTGTGACGATGGACGGCGTAACACATGACGTTGGCAAGTGGGACTTGCTTATTGCACACCCGCCCTGCACCTACTTGTCAAACGCTGGCGCACGTTTCCTTTATCCAAAAGGCGTTCTGAACGAACAGCGGTTGCGTAAAGGTCTTATGGCAAAAGATTTCTTTCTGCACTTCTTGTGGGCTGACATTCCGAAGATTGCGGTCGAGAATCCGATTCCATCATCTGTCTACTGCTTGCCGAAATACACGCAGATGATTCAGCCGTATCAGTTCGGGCATCCATTCAAAAAGAAAACGTGCCTTTGGTTAAAAGGCTTGCCGGAATTGAAACCGACCGATGAAATCCCGATTGAACAGTGCGAAAGCACAAAGGTTGCCGGGAACTGGTTCAATCACGGTGGTAAAGACCGGCAGGCGAACAGAGCAAAGACATTTCCGGGCATTGCAAAAGCAATGGCTGAACAGTGGGGTTAAATGAATGATTATCTGTTGTCACAACTGCACATCGCGCCACACAGCCTGTCACGACACTTGCGAGAAGTACAAGGCAGAGAAGCAAGACTTTGAGGAACGCAAGGCGTTCGTGTATGAGCTGAACCACAGCCAGAGCGTGTACCACCGTGACTACGAGGACAAGCCCCGGGAGCGTGGCAAGAAGCGGTTTCTCGGAAGTGAGTTTAGAGGTGAAAGGTAAATGGGAGCTTTTATTGCAAGACAGCCCAATGGTCTGCTGTGTCGGTTTTCTTCGGTAGTTGATTGCATTACCGACTACAACATGACCGAAGAAGAATACATCGAGATGTGTGCTGAAAAGGCACGAAAAGAAGCACGAGATGTCCTCGACAATTATATGCAACCGTTTGAACTCGTGGGCAAATATTTTTATCCGAACAATATGACGACTGAGGAACACAAGCACATTATGGAAGAAATGAAGAAGCCCACTGACAAAGCGACTCATATTCCGTGAGATTAGAGGTGAACGAGGATGAACATAAACACCAAAAGATTCCTGAAATGGGTGTTGGAAGAAGCGAAAAATGGAAATATTAAAGCAAAGAACGCTTACGATTTTCTTTTTCCTGTTTTTGAACAGGCTGATAAAAGAGAAACCATTAAGCATATCCAATACAGAATCGAAAGAATCAAGGGAAGCATTGAGTGGAACGAAGAAGCAATCAAAGAAGAGCCGTTTAGCCAATACAATGTTTATCGGCAAAAAAGGCTTTTAAGCTACAACAAATCAATCCCTAAACTGGAAGATAAACTGAAAAAACTGCAAGCCGAGTACGATGCGGAGTATGGCGCATGAACACCGGCAAGCAGTTTGAAGCAGACTTCAAGGCATCCGTCCCATCCGATGCGTGGTGCTACCGCCTGAAAGACAGCGTTGCCACCTACTACGGCGGCAACGAGAACCTGTCTTTTTCCATCGACAACATCTGCGACTTCCTTGTGTACCGTCACCCGATGAATCACCTGTTTGAGTTGAAAACCATCGAAACCCCCTCTATCCCTCTGGAAAAGGTGTTCGGCAAGTACGACAAGGAAAAGTGCAAGTACCGCAAGGAAAAACACATTACAGACATGGTGGAAGCGATGGGATACAGCGGTCAGACCGCCCATGTGATAGTCAATTACAGGGCGGTCAACCGCACCTTTGCAATTCCTGCCAGCAAAGTTCTGGCGTTCCGCTACAACGAAAGTCGCAAGAGCATCCCTTGGCAGTGGGCAGAGCAAGAGGGGATAGAGGTCAAAGCAAAAAGGCTGCGTGTCCATTGGCGGTATGACGTGGATGGACTGCTAAAGAGATTGGAGAAAGAACATGAAATGCGATAGATGCGGAGAAGCGTTTGCTTTTAGCCCGAATTTTGAAAGTGGAAACGCAATCCAAAGATGCGTAAAGGGAGAGGACGAATACTCATGCTATCCGATTTCCGCTTCCGACATTCGTCTTTGCCCCTCTTGCATGGCAAAGCTAAACGACTGGCTGAGAGGAGAATAAAAATGGCTGAATATCATGTTGGATGTGGGCTGTTCGGAGCTATCTATGCCGGAACGATGATGCAGCAGTGAAAGGACGGATTACAGTTATGGCGAAACAAGTCTGATGTGACCGATGAGGCTATTTCCGCTGTTCTGTCTCATTTTATTACTGAAATGGAAAGCTCCGGCAAAACTAAACTCGAAAAAGCGTGGGGTGTTATTGGAAACAAGAAGCTGAAAGTCACGTTTGAACTTTCCACCGACAAGGAGCAGTCCAATGAATAAGCGCAACAAACGCCCCTCGTCTGGCAAACAAGCGATGTCAGCCAACCTCCGCAAAATCGCACGGCAGAACCAGTTGTATGGCTTCCACATGGCTCTGGATGGCATCGCCGCTACATGGGGCGCACTGATTCAGAACCTTCGATGCGATGCAGACCTGACCGATGAACAGGTGCAGAAAATCATCTGCATTGGTGACAGGTACTGGGAGATGGTCGGCAAGTTCAAAGAAGAGGACATGACCCCTGACGAGTTTGCAGATTACATCACAGCAAAATCAGAACAGGTCGAAAAAGAGCTGAGAGAAAGGTGGAGCTAATGGATAAGGAACAGCTTGCCATCGCACGGTTGCAGGACGCTGCACGGCTGTCTGAGCATCGGTACAAGAAACCGCTCATAGTCACGTACTCCGGCGGTAAGGATTCACAGGTGCTTGTAACACTGGCTGAACGTGCCGGAATCAACTTCGAGGTGGTCAACAGCCACACCACAGCGGATGCGCCTGAGACGGTTTATTTTATCCGTGAGCAGTTCAAAGCGATGGAAGAACGTGGCATCAAATGCTCCATTGTCATGCCACGATACAAGGATAAGCCCGTGTCCATGTGGACGCTGATTCCTCAAATCATGGTTCCGCCAACGAGGCTTATGCGTTACTGCTGTTCTGTGTTGAAAGAAACATCGGGCAAAAATCGTTTTATTGCAACTGGCGTTCGTTGGGCTGAGTCGACATCGAGAAAAAACAATCGTGGAGTTATGGAGTTTAACCATCGTAACAAAGAGAAAAGAATTACGATGATGGACGACAACGATGAAAAGAGACAGCTTTTTGAAACGTGTAACCTCAAGGGCAAAATGACGGTCAACCCCATTGTGGACTGGTCAGACGATGATGTGTGGGACTACACGCACAGTGAACGCCTTCCTGTCAATCCGCTGTATTGCGAAGGACAAAAACGTGTTGGCTGCATCGGCTGTCCTATGGCCGGTAGGGGGGGCAGACAGCGTGAGTTTATGCGCTGGCCTGCATACGAAAAAATGTACATATCAGCGTTCGATAGAATGCTGGAAGCCCGTAAGAAAAGAAATCTCGAATCTGAAGGAAAGAAATTCGCGACAGATGACTGGCAAACTGGCATGGACGTATTTCGCTGGTGGATGGAAGATGACAACATCAGCGGTCAGTTGAGCATGGACGATTTGATGGAGGATAACAATGGCACTGTTGAATAGTGAAGAAGTTGACGATACGTTATCCATGAGGATAAGCGATGATATTCGGAGGAGCATAAAATTCTCTTGTAATTTGTGTGGAACGGATATAGATGTCCTCGACACTCGATTTGCAACGATGACAGTAAATAAAGTATGGAACAAAATTGTTCCTGAATGCCCGATTTGCGGGAAGAAAATGGCTATTAACAGTTGGGAGGCGTTCTGAAATGTTTGAATTTGCAACCCGCTGGCTGGTCTGCCTAGTCCTGCTGGCGGTGGTGGTTCAGTCCGAGCGGACAATCAAAGACACGGCAGACAACCTGTTTGAAAAGCGGCAGGCGATGCTTGTCTGGTTGTTCGTCAACGTGTGTCTGGCCGTATGTACGGCAGTTGTGATGGGGTGGAAATGATGAAAATTTGTGACATTGAGAGAAAAGAAATTAACTTTGGGTGTCTGGAATGTGGAGATGTGTTTGAGCTGAACGGCGAAATTTTAATGAAAACCAGCGTGAAACTTTCGATAAGCGAGTTGTCTGGCGGCATCAACCTGAAAAGCGGAGAGTTTTTGCAAATAGATGAGCTTTTCCCCGTCAAGATGGTAAACGCTCATCTCCAGTTGGAGGGCTAAGAAAAATCATGAACAGATATGACATTGAAAAGAGTATGGAAAGAAGTCGCAGAAGGTTTGCGATTTTTCAAGGCATTGTGATTGCTTTTATTGCAATCATAGCAGTTTCGTCTATCGTGCTTTCCATCTTTATGTATAAGGGCTTGTTTTCCGCAGACATCCCCGAATGGATGAAGTGGGCGTTTGTATTTCTTGGGAGATGAAAATGGAAATTCGTGGAGAGCATAGCAAGAAGAGAGTTCGTTTTGATTCGCTAAAAGAAGGAGAGCCGTTTTACTACAACGGCGAACTTCTTATGAAGACAAGCGAGGTTAATAACAATTCTGGCTTTTACGGTGGCACTACATATAACTGTGTGTCGCTCCGTCACGGTAGGATTATGGAATGCCATGATGATACAATGGTCGGCGTTGCAAGGGTTCATATCGAAAAGGAGTACTGATGGACAACGAACTTTATTGCCCGATGAAGATGACCAGCAATCCGCTTGATCGGTGCGTCTGCGAGAAAGAAAAGTGCGCATGGTGGCGGCAGTTGGACAACTGCTGTTCCGTCTGGTGGATTGCACGGAAGCTGGACAACATCGAAACGAAGATGAAGAGGTGAGAACGTGAAGCTGGTTGATGTCGAGCCAATCATTGCGGCTTGGAAATCTGTTGGTATTGGCAAAAAGAATGAAGCAAAAACGTTTTTGGACAGCAAAAATTGTATCGTATACATACAAGGACAAATCAGAAGCACCATTGGAGATGTGTTTTTAGATTTAGCAAATGTGTTGGAAAAATCTGAGCCTGCAAATATATGGTTTGATGCCAAGAAAGTTTTACCTGAAAAAGACAAAGATGTTCTTGTAAAAAGAGAAAAGTTCGGCATTGAAATTGCATTTTTATCTTATGACGGATTATGGCAAGAGCACAACGAGTGCATTGTGTTTGAAGATGTCACCCATTGGATGCCTCTTCCTGAACCGCCAAAGGAGGCCTGATACATGGCAACACTCCCGAAGCGTGGTCGTGGCAGACCGCCGCTGACCGAAGCTGAAAAGAAGAAGCGTGAGAAGCGAGCGCAAAAGGCGAAAGAAGAAGCTGCTGCAAAGCGTGAGAAAGCCCGTGAGAAGAAGCGGATACAGAATCTGAACAAGAACAAGAGCATCCGATCACAGGTCAGCAAGAAGGTAAAGGAGCAACAGGCGTTGGCAATCGAGAAGTCAAAGATGATGAACACAGGCGATTTGCAGTCGAGAATCGGCGATGAAGAGGACAAGAAGGTAATCGGCATGATTGCAGCCAAGTATTTTGGCGACCTTCCGAGCGTGAACATGAACAACCCGATTGAAGTGCAGCAACGCCTTGACTTCTTCTTTGACGCTTGCATCGAAGCCAGAATCTCCCCTGTGGTGGAATGGATTGCGCTGGTGCTGGGCATCGAATGGGTGAGCCTGAAACAGATTATGGCTGGCAAACGCCGTGATGACAGCTTGCAGCAGAAATACATCCTCAAACTGATTCTGCAAATGCAGTCCATGTGGGCATACAACGGTATGTACGGTCAGGAGAACCCCGCAGAGTGGATTTTCCGAGCCAAGAACTACTTTGGTATGCGTGACAACGTGGAAGTCACCGTTGCACCGCCTGAACAGCCGTTGGGTGATGCTCAGAGCGCAGAACAGTTGGCGCAGAAGTACCAGACGGCGTTGCCGAAGGGGATTGACGTAGAGTACAGAGAGGTGGCAGACAATGCAAACTGACAGAGGAATCTACCACAAGCGAGTATGCGACCGCTGCGGAGCGGTTCTAGGCGGTAGGATGATGAACCCTGACGAATACTTCAAGGACTGGGCGTGGCGTAGGGACACGGGCGACCTGTGTCCGGAGTGCTATGAGGAGTACAAGCGAGTGATCGGGCAGTTCAACGCCAACAGAAGGAGAAATAGAGGGCAGATATAATGGATGTTTACTGCCCCACCGAACATTGCTCTTGCATGGGCATCAAGCAGTTCTCTGCTGGCAAGTCTATCCGATGCACAGCAGAATTCTGTGAGAACAAATCCGAGCCGTCCTGTGGATCTTGCAAATGGTACGCAGAGCTGGAGGGCGTGTGCGTGAACGCACTGTCAGAACACGTTGCAGACTTCGTGTGGGATGAACGTGGATGCAAGGAATGGGAGAAGAAAGATGAGTTATGATATTTCTCTGTGTGACCCTGTAACGCATAAACCACTCAAAGCGGATAGTACGCATTTTATCGCTGGTGGTATGCGTGCTATGGGCGGAACTAAAGAACTGTGGCTTAACGTCACTTATAACTACGGTCAGTTTTATTATCGACCGGAAGTGTTTGGAGAGGGTGGCATTCGCTCTATCTACGGTAAAACAGGCGAAGAAAGCATCCCGATGCTTGAAAAGGCTATTTCTGCGCTAGGTGACGATGTGGACGATAGCGACTACTGGCACGCCACAGAGGGCAACGCCAAACGTGCCCTATACGGTCTGTTGGCGTTTGCAAAGATGCGTCCTGACGGCGTATGGGACGGGGATTGAAGGGAGAAAGGGTGATGGAAACCAGACCGATTGATGCCAATGCACTACGGAAGCGCATTGAAGAATGGATGCAAGAATTAGAGCAAGAGTTTACTGTTGAGTACGCCTACATGGGATATGCGCTAGACGATGTGCTTGACTACATCGACACTGCGCCAACAATCGAGGTGAAAGGCAATGGCTAATTATCCAGAATACCTTGAACGAAACGCACTTATTGAAAGAATCAAGAAAGCATATTGTGATGGCTGTGATAACTACAATGGAGTTAAATGCCGTGCTTGTGGTATTGGCGATGCCATTGACGTTGTGGAAGATGCCCCGACAGCCTTAGAGCGTACCGCTGAATGGATTGTACAGGACGATACGTTCACAAGATTCGAGTGTAGCAGATGCCACACAAAAAATCATCATACACGTTGGAACTACTGCCCGAACTGCGGTTCTTTGATGGAGAACAGGTTATGAGTAACACACTTTGGCATCCAGCAAGCGAACCGCCGCGAGAGCGAACGCAGCCTTTGTTGCTTGCGACTAAGACAACGTGGCGTGATAAAGATGGAAAAATGTTGCAAGGAATCTCGCCAACAGCATACTTTCTTGGCTGTTATGCAGACGGTCGGTTCTGGGATGAGATAGGCGAGAGACTGCCGAAAGATGTGACGGTGACGCATTGGATGGCGTTTCCGATGGTATGAGGTCATGGATATGGACAAGTATGTATGGCATTCTGTGCGAGACGAACTACCGCCCGCTGGTTCTCCACTGCTGATTTTGGCTACAGAACGGCAGTATAGAGACGATTACAAAGAAGTTCTTCCGGGATGGAAAACAACTGATATCCGTTTTGGCTATTATGACCCAACACGTCAAACGAGCGCATGGAGAGATGACTGTGATGACCCGATTTACGAAGACGAGGATTTCAAAATCACGCATTGGATGTTTGCACCCGATATGCCGGAGGACTAAAGATGGACGGATTTGAAGCACTCACAGAAGCAATGAATCGCTGTGCTGCATCGCTTAAACAGCTTTCAAATGCTATCAGACAGCCCGAAACACAGTGCAGACACGTCAAGCGGAAGAACAATCGACCCACATACTGTAAGGGCGAAAGGCTGCATGACGGCTACAAGCGAATTGTGAGAACGAGAGAGGGGTTCAGAAAATGACAGAACTTAAGAGATGCCCGTTCTGCGGTGGAAAAGTGGCTATTGCGGAATCAGGAACTGACACAAAGAAATGGATGTTTGTTTCAAGAGCGCACGGAGAGGACAAATGCACTTGCCGTGTTTTCATGGAAAGTGGAGAGTATTGGTTTGATTGCCCAGAAAAGGACAAGGAAAGAATCAAAGCCGACCTTATCGAAGCGTGGAACAAGCGCTACAAAGAGGACTGAAAATGGAGCAGGAACACAAGCCGAGAACGTCAATGATTCTTCTGTTGGAGCACGTTCATGCGATGGACGAACTGACAGACGAGGAATTTGGACAATTCATTCGTGCCTATGCTGATTACGTTGAAAACGGAATCGAGCCGGTCTTTCCAGACCGCTCCATGCGGATGATGTGGAAAACAATCAAGTCATTCGATGAAGCAAACCGGCGTAAATACAGTTTGACGGTTGAAGCACGGCGAGAAGCGGGGCGAAAAGGTGCAGAAAAACGCTGGAATCAGGATGGCAAAGCTATGGATGCCAATAGCAAAAATAGCTTATATAAATCTGATTCTGTATCTGATAAAAAAGAAAATATAGAAAAGAAAAATGGCGATGCCATAAAACGCTTCAAAGCACCGACTATCGAGCAAGCCAAAGAATACTTTACCGAAAAGGGCTACATAGAATCAGAAGCAGAACGGTTTGTTGACCACTTTACAGCGAATGGCTGGAAGGTCGGTAAATCGCCTATGAAAGACTGGAAAGCTGCCGCACGAAACTGGATGCGTAACGTGAAGGACTGGAACGGTGGCTATCAGCAGACAATGGCTGAATTGCCTGACGAGGGAGACTTTCTGCGGTGAATATTGAAAATCAGACCCAATACATCCTGCTGGGAGCAGTTCTCACGTTCTCGGAGTATGCCGATGTGCTGCAAGACCTTGAAATCGACGATTTTTGCCCTGAACTGCATGATGCGTTCGCTGCCATTCATGGCTATTGGGAACACAACGACAAGTGGAACCCGGTAGAAGTCATGGGGCGGTACGATGATGACTGCAAAAAGGCTATGGGCGAATGCCTGGATGCTTTTGGTGCAGAGTTTATCCGCAACGTCACACACGACATGATGCAGGGATGGGCTAGAATCGTCAAAGAACAGGCGGCACTATCCAGAGCCAGAGGGCTTGCGTTCAAAATCGTTGATGGCTCAACAAGATACGCAGACCTGACAGGCATCTATGAGCAGCTGGGCGAAGCTATCAATCTGCACAGCGAGAGAAGCGATTTCATCCCGATGTGCGATGGCATAGACAACTACATCCGCAAGCTGGATGACAAGCCGGAATATATCAGCACAGGGCTTAGAGTTCTGGACAACAATTTGCATCTTGTGCCGGGCAACTTCGTTGTGATCGGCGGCAGACCGTCTTCCGGTAAGACTGCATTATCCCTGCAACTAGCCTGTGAAATTGCCAAAAACGGACGCAAGGTAGCGTATTTCAGCTTAGAGACCGACCCGGATACCCTCTATGCTCGTATCATCGCTAACCAGCTGGGCGTACCGTTGCATACGGTCAAGAACAAGACCGTCAGCATTAACGAACTTGACCGACTGGCTGACATCAAGAAATATCCGCTGTTCGTCCGCTCTGCTGCCGGAAAGAGCGTTGGATGGATTAGAACGCAGTCCATCAGGATGCAAGCCAAAGTGGTGTTTATCGACTATTTGCAGTTTATTCATCAGGCTGGAGCAAAAGACCGATACAGTGCCGTCACAGAAATCAGTATGGCACTGCATGAGTTCGCACAGTCCACAGGAACGCTGGTGGTAGCCCTTGCGCAGCTTAATCGAGAGACCGCAAGAGCGGGTATCCCGCCGACTGCCGCAGACTTACGAGAATCTGGGCAAATCGAGCAGGACGCAGATGCAATCATCCTGCTGGCACAGAAAGTGAAAACGCAAAAGAGACCAGAAGAGCATTATCACTTTGCGCTTGAGAAGAACAAAGAGGGAAACGTGGGGCCACTTGACATCACGTTCCAGATGGAAACACAGCAGTTCAAAGAATGCGTGTGGATGTGAGGTGAGAACATGAAAATTGGCTTGATTGACGTAGATGGACACAACTTCCCAAACCTCGCATTGATGCGGATTTCAAGCTATCACAAGGCAAAAGGTGATGATGTTGAATGGTGGTGGAGTGATTTTATTCACTACGACATCGTGTACATGAGTAAAATATTCTCAGACGTATACAGTCCTGACGTGCCAGAACCCTTGAACGCCGACAAAGTGATTAAAGGCGGCACAGGGTATGCGATCCGCACAGTGGACGGCAAAGAAATATTCGATAAATCGAAAGACGTTGACTTGCCGACCGAAATCGAGAAGTCGTTTCCCGATTACAGCATTTACCCACAGTTCCCGTTTGCAGTCAGCATGACAAGTCGAGGATGCCCAAGAGGATGTTCTTTCTGCCATGTTGCAGCCAAAGAGGGAAGATGTGCCGTAAAAGTGGCAGATGTGAGCGACTTTTGGTGTGGTCAGGACAAAATCAAAGTCCTCGACCCGAACATCACCGCTTGTCGTGAAAAGCGTGACCTCATGCAGCAGTACATTGACACTCACGCCGAAATCGACTTTACGCAAGGACTGGATATTCGCTTGCTAAATCAAGCAGACATTGAGGACATCAACAAAATGCGGATTGGCACGTTGCATTTTGCATGGGATAACCCTAATGACGATTTGAAAGGCAAGTTTGAGGACTTCGCAAAGGGCTTTCGGCGCAAGTCAAATATTGGTATGGTTTACTGTCTGACGAACTTCAACAGCACGTTGGAACAAGACCTGTATCGCATCTACACACTTCGTGATCTGGGCTACGACCCCTATGTGATGGTCTACAACAAGCCATCTGCACCGAAAGAGATTCGGCACTTGCAGAGATGGTGCAACAACAAGATTATCTTCAAGTCGGTAAAACGGTTTGAGGACTATATGGCGTAAAGGAGAGCAATTATGAAATACCGAAAGAAACCCGTTGTGGTCGAAGCTTTCAAGCTGAACGCACGAGGCTTTGTTGGCGAAGATTGGTTTTGGGACGCAGTGAGAAGCAATGATATTATCACGCACGACTTCGGAAAGTTCCATAACGACCCTGCATGGTGCGAAATCAAAACGCTTGAAGGGACTATGATTGCAAGGACTGGCGATTATATCATTCGTGGCGTAAATGGCGAAATCTACCCGTGTAAACCTGACATTTTCGAGAAAACATACGAAGCGATTGAGTGATAGTAGCCTAGCATCGCTTCTGCGCTCGTATCGTCACAGTAGAATAGGCAAGAAAAACAGATAACAGGGTCTGGGCGATAAAGTTACCGTCTGAACCTCATAAATATTTTTCGTCAATCAACAAACGGAGGAAAACAACTATGAACATCACTCGGCTGGAACAAGAGACCATTGTCAACTTCAACGCAGCGGAGGATATTGCATCGGTATACACAGCTGACCCGGTGTATATGCGCAAGCTCGACAAGTTATGTGAACGTGAGCCTTCATCGTACAAACTGGTCAAACAGGACAAGTACGGTAAGTGGTATGAGATGCCCAAGCGACTGGTTCGGTTTGCAACCACAAGAATTATGACGGATGAACAAAAAGAAGCGGCTGCGGAGCGTATGCGCAAGATGCAAGCAGACAGCAGAATTCAAATCTCCGCTATAATCACCAATTAACAAACGGAATGAAAAGCATGGAATGGTATCAGGTGGTAAAACTACCCTCTGCGACTATTCCATGCTTTTTTCGTCTGTTATTTATCGAGAGAAAACGGCAAGGTCTAATTTTGAGCAGAAACCGTCTCGATTGAGTGACGTTTGGGCTGATATGGCTACGACTATCAGCGTGATGCGTTTGAATGCAAATGGATGCGATTATTGTATACCAAACGATACGAATCGTACCAGTTGATACGAATAGTATGCGTTGGTATCATGGTATATCAATCTTCCCCCCTTTCTTCCCCCTCTTTCCCCTACAACCCCTATTACCCCCTCAAACAAATAAATTGTTTGAGGCCCCCACGCCGAAAATGGTGCGACAACTGCGACAACTGAAAACGACAACCAAGCGTTTTGTAAAGGTTCTTTCTTCCTACAACCCTCTATCTCCAAAGCTATACCGTTACCAGCAGAGCAGACCGTAGGCGGGAGCTGGTGTAAGGTTCAGACTGGTGGACGGTCTGCGACTATTTCGCATGAAGAATTGACTTCATTTTGCAGTGGGTTGAATATGTAGAAATGTTGCATTGATTATTCCTAGTAGAATGCTATGGATTGAATATGATGTCATAGTACGTTACTGGGAATTAAATCGAGCAGGAACGGACAGAATCGGATGGTACGACTATTCCAGCAGAATAATCCCTAGATAGTTGCTAGGATATATAAGCGTATATTATAATAAGTACGGTTGGCATACGAATTTGGTATGGCTAGTCATGAATAAAATTGACAGGTGTCAAAACACATATTGATTTTTGGGGTCTGATGACTTAGCGACTATCGCACCTCTCTTTCTCTAAAAGGCGAACGACTATTTCACACAAAAAACACACGACTATTTGACGATGGTTCGCAAGAAAACGCTACGACTATTACTCTGCGACTATCAGCGGACAATTCGTTGCTATACGATATATAGGACTTTTAAACGGCGGTCATCTGACGACTTTACGACTATTGGTTACGACTATTTCAGCCGGAACGCTACGACTATTGCTGACCTCTATTAGCTATCGGGCGAAAGCCCGAAAAGAGATGCGGCGGAAGCCGCCAATGGTTCCGCGCCGCCCGCCGCGCCCCCTGTCGCTGGACTGCTCTGCCGGGTGACGGGTACCAGACCGCCCGCCCTGACAGCTGACCCGGTGCCAGACTGCAAGCCGCCGGGCGTGGAAAGCATCGAGACCCCGCCGGGCTGACCCTTGCCAGATTGACAGGTGGAGACGCTGCCCCGCCGCCGTTAGCATGGTCTGCCCTCTTATATACATTATTATAATAGACAGCCTGTGCAGACCGGTACAGCGTCCCGGCGTGGCGGTGGTATCTGGTATCTGTTGAGCGTGTCCGGGTGCGTGTATGCCCTCCAGCGTGTCGCAGGTGGTATTATAGCCGCTTTTGTCGCGCTGGTATAGTAGGCAGTTGAGCGGGTGCAATCGCAGGAAAAGCCACTGTAAAGCCCTGTGCGCTGTTTTGTGGAGTGGGCGGTATAATTGCATTAACGCAGAAAAGCACGCTGTAAACGCTTGTATAGGGCTGTATTGCATCCGGGCAAAATAAAAGCCCTGCACCGGGTTAGGATGCAAGGCAAAAGAAAAGCCCCGCCACGTGGGCGGGGTGAAATGGGAAGCGGGTCAGCGCTGCTGTCTCCATGTGTTATAATCGGATGCGGTCATAATCGTATAGCCGCCGCAAACCTTGACAACAACGCAGTCACCGGTGCAAGCCTTGTGTGCATAGTAACGTGTGGTATACAGTCCGGTCATGGGGTCAAATCCCTTGTTGGTGTTAGTCATTATATAGCCCTCCCAAAAATAAATGTATTGATGTCACTTACTCGCCTTAAATAAGGCGCTAAAAAACCAAAAACCGAAGAGGATGCAGCTAATCACTTGTCGCACCCCCTTATACCACGCTAAACCGCTTATAAACGGTCTTTTTGCTGCACTCTGCGTAAATATCCGGGTGCGCGGCCTGTAAAAGCTTGCTGTCAAGCCGGACGGACGAAACATCCTTGTAAATGGCCTTTGCAGTGCCCTGCACCATTTCGGGTGCACCCTGCATCATTGCAATGATTTCAGCCTTTACAGCGTCGTTCATTGCTTCCAGTTCTTCAATGAGCCTTTTATTCTCTCTATAGGTATTTACCTTTTCTTCGAATGCGGTCATTTTTTTCAGCCCCCCCTTAGCTGTTAAGAAATGCAATCATCACAAGTGCGCCGCTAATCATGCCGCCCACATACCAGAGGGCGGCCCACTGGGTTGCATCGAGTACTAACATATTACTGCACCCCCTTGCAATATAGATCGTTGGTGCGGCAGATGGAGCGGATACGGTTGCAGGCCTGATACAGTGCGCGGGCTTGCACGTCAAGCCACGTTTCCCGGCTGTTAGGCTCATACGTCCCGCCGTGCTTGCGCTTGAGCTCGGAGGGAGTGCAGACGCGGGCGGCAATATCTGCGTTATAGCACAGGGAGCAACCGCCGTTGCTGTACTGCTCCCAGCAGCTTGCACCGTTGAGTGCCCACCGCTCAAGTTCTGCGCCGTCAAGGGGCATGCGCTCCATATTGTCCGCACCCTCCTGCACATCCTCCAGCAGGTCGAGAGCGTACAGAGTGACGGCCTTGTCCCATGCGCTGCGATCGTGGCGGGCGTTGAGTTCGGCGCGGATGGTATCTGAAAGTACGGTATAGTCGATGATCTTTTTCATGGTTTTGGCCTCCTGTTTTGTGGTGGTGTAACACGTTCTTGTGTTGTATATATAGTAACACATTCTTGTGTTAGTGCCAATGGTTTTGCACACATTCTTGTGTTGAAAATCGTTCATGTTTGAGTGTGTCCAAATCTGCACAGTTTCGGACACACTGCCAGCCCTCCGGCGCCCGCCGCCGGTACGATCTGCCCGGCGTGGTCTGCCTTGCATCTGGCACGGTCTGCCCTGCTGCCTGTGCTGCGCAGTCGTTCCGGGCGCGCTGGGGGCTGGGGTATCCACCGGCGGGGCATACAGCCGCCGCCCAGCCCCGCCCGGTCAGTCGCTCTACCACCGAAAAAATAAAAAAGACCCACCCCACCTTCACAAATCCAAACCCATCTGATTGTGCAAGTCTCCAAAAATTCCAAAAAATACAAAAAGACCCCTCTTCCGGTCTAATCTGTGCTATACTTGACCGTAAGAAAGGGAAATCTAAAATGTTTGCATTATTGGTATTAGGTTCTTTGCTTGCACTGATTGTTTGCGCAGTCATGTGTCTTGTAAATCTTATCCGCAAAAAGAAAAATAATAAGCCGCTTATCGGTCTTGGTGTTGCATTTGCGGTGCTTGTAGTCAGCTTTATTGCAACTCCAACATCATCTTCTAGCAGCTCATCCAATTATTCAAGTGCATCAAGTAAAACTGAAAGCAAAGCTGTCTCTAGTATTTCTTCCGCTGAAACAAAACAGAGCGATGAAGTGTCTATCTCTGAACAGGTTCTTGTTGAACAGGAAGGAATCAAAATCACAGCTAAGAGCTATACTCCTGACGCAGCAGATACCAGTGGTATTGTCTGGCTTGCAAATGGTGTTATTCCGGGCGCAGATGGCCTTAATTTGCTGATTGAGAACGATTCGGGCAAGAACATTGAAGTCTATTGCGACGGTCTGGCGGTCAATGACTTTATGATTGATACCACGTTCATGCCGGATGTGTCCACTGGAAAAAAGCAAATGAAACGCTCTATATTCCGCATTCTGGCCTTGCTGACGCTGGAATCTATGAGCCGCAGAAAATTGAAGTGTGGTTTACCGTTTACGACAAGGGCACTCAAAAGGTTTTGTTTAGTGCAGATGATGTAACGATTGAAACATCTGCTGCAAATAATGAACCTACACCAGACCCAAATTTTAGTGAACCTGTTTACAATGAAAACGGTATTACAATAACTGGAACGCCGATTCAAGAATCCATGCCGCTTGGCACAAACATTGTGACCATGCTGATTAAGAATGATAGCGGGAAAGACGTTCAAGCATATTGCGATACAATCTCCGCTAATGGCTATATGGTCAATCCGTGGGTTTTGAGCAAAAAAATTTATAGCGGAAAGAAAGCCGTCTGCACTATTGGCGCACAAGACGAAGAGCTGACGAAGAATAGTATCAACAATGTAAACGATATTGAATGCACAATCAAACTGTTAGACCCTGATACGCTAATGCCACGTTGGACAGCAAACAACATCGAGTTTAAGAAATAACACAAAAAGCCAGCGGCTAGATGTTCTCTAACCACTGGCTTTTCTTATAGGCTGTTTACTTCACGATTTCAGCGTGATAGGGATGATACTCAACATTGGGCAAGGGCATCCAATACTTCACATCGTGCATGATGCACTTGTTGTCCCGGAGCAGAACCGGCTCGATCTCGCCGTTTTCGTCCGGTTCAAAGGAAAGTTGACCGCTATCGACAACCTTTCCGTCACAAGCGATAACAGGCTCGTGGACGCACTCGCCGTAGTCAACGGTGCGCCAAAGTTTCAGCATGGTCTCGAAAGCGTAGTTGAGGTATTCCCCCATATCCTGAATCTTATCTGCGGTAAGCATAGTTGTTCTCCTTTCACATGGGCATCTGGGTCTGGCCGTTTGTGACCTGAACCAACATAACAGAGTTTGCGCACGGTCTCCACTTCTTGATGTACTCGACAGCTTCATCGAACCGCTTCTTCGGCACGTTGTTTCGACTGTTCACGTTGAACCAGTCCTGAATGTCCCGGTTGCATTCCATGAACAGCTTCTGAGAGACACTATGGCTCTTGTATGCCGGGCTGTCCATGCCACCAAGAGCGTTGATAACTACCGTGTTCACGACACGCTTCAACACACGCTGCTGATTGTAGTCGATGGTCATGGTGTTCTCAAGAGCGGAAATACGCTGCTCCTGCTTTATAGTGCGCTGGTCAATCACAAGGATTGCTTGCAGTTCCTTAGAAAGCCCTGCGAACTGGTTGACGGACGCGTTCTTTTCAAGGTCGATCAGCTTCTGGCGAATCTCCATTCCCTCAGGTGTCCGCTGAATCATTGCAATGTGCTTTGCCATGTCCAGCTTGATGATGTGGTCGATTTGAACCTGTGGCATTTTACGCCCATCTTCACGGTGAACATTTTTGTTCTCCGTGAAATAGTCCGTGCCATCGACAAACCCGTATTCCACCATACGGGGAAACCAGATGTGATAAGGGGTCTTGATTTTGAGCTTTTCGTGCAGCTCCCGACCCAGCACAACCTTTTCGCCGGTGTCAGTGTCGTACACTGGGATAACATCTTCAGAGAAGATTCGGATGTTTTCAAGATTATTATTCATAGAAATTTAGCCTTTCTATCTTGCGAGAGCAGGCCATCTCTGGTATAATAACCCAAAGAGGGTCTATACTCTCTGAGTGTGTGGTGATACGTTCGCTAAAGTTTGCCGACCCAAGCGAGCGTATCATTTTTCGTTTTCATTGGCGGAATCCATCGGATGCAGCGTAAAGAACGCTTCACGGAACGCAGCAGAGATAGAGACCTGGTTCTTGATGCAGTATTCCTGCAAGCTCGCAAACTGCCGCTCCGTCACGCTGATGGTAACGGTGTGACCGTAACGCTCTGCATAAGGACTACTCATACATATTCACCCCCCTTTCGTTTTGCTGTGCAATAAGTGTAACTGCAAAATATCTGAATGTCAATCAAAAATACACTAGATATTGTGTTCACTAGTGTTGACATCAGATTTTGCGGTTCTTATTGGCTGCTCCCGCTTCGTACCCTGCCCGATAGTTCAGTTCGGACAGCTTACCCAGTGCTTCTGCGTACTCCCTATCCTCGCTGGTCGGCTCTTTGCCGTGCGCGAGGGTTTTCAGAAATTCTTCGGTTGTCGTGGGAAAGTTCATGTTTTTTGCTCCTTTCTATTGCAGAAGCTGTCTGCTTCTGCTATAATAATTGACAGAAACCGAGACTGCGCCCTTGGTTGCGCAGCTTCTGTTTTGTGGTGGAATAGGTCGTCAGTGCAACTTTGGTCGGTGGTGCTGACGGCCTATTTTTTTATGCCACAAAGGATAAATCTGCCGCTGTTAGCTGATTCATCGTGTGTTCTGCTGTCTTAGATTATAGACGCTTGGTATATAGTTGTCAACAGCCCAATTTGTATAATTTGCATCAGATATATCTGATTTTTACTCATTCTAACGTAAATTTACGTTATTTGATAGTACTCCCGTAAACGGATTAGTTTACCCTAGTGATAGTAACTCAAAAGATATTTTTCGATAATTCGTAAGGCTACTATTCAAGTATACAGTTTGTAAAGCAACGAAAAAGTTTACAGCCGTTTCACCACCCTATTGATAGTAAAAATTTCGCAAAAAACACAAGAAGATGTTGACATAGACACGAGAATGTGTTATCATGGGGCTGAAAGAGAGGTCTGGTAAAAATGGCTGAGAAGAAAAAAGGCGGCGCAACCAAAAATAAAGTAAATTCCGGGGACATTCTTCGCTCCGTTATGAAAATTAGAGGATATACTTCTGCATCTCTTGCAAGACAAATGGAGTATGAAGTTTCTTCTTATGTGACAAACCGTGTTAATGCGGATGATTTGAAGTTGTCTACAATGGCGATGCTCTTGGAAGAAATGAAATACCAAATCGTAATTCAGCCTATTGGTGCTGATGTTGCATCGGATGAATTTGTTCTTAAGGTTCTTGAAAGAGACGGTGAATCTAAATGATTTACGGTTACGCTCGTGTCAGTTCCGCTGGTCAGGCGATTGACGGCAACAGCCTTGAAGCCCAGTCAGAACTTCTGAAAGCCAATGGCGCACAGAAAATCTTTTCGGATGTTTACACCGGCACGAAGCTGCATCGCCCTGAATTGGACAAACTGATGGCTGAAATTCAGCCGGGAGACACGCTGATCGTGGCGAAACTTGACCGTATTGCCCGTTCCGCTAAGAATGGTCTTGAACTGATAGACCAGTTCATTGATAAGGGTGTTTCGGTGAACATCCTGAACATGGGGGTTATGAACAACTCCCCCACTGGAAAGGTCATTCGAACTGTTATGCTTGCCTTTGCAGAGTTTGAGCGTGACATGATTGTTGAGCGTACAAAAGAGGGTAAGAATATTGCCAGCCAGCGCCCTGATTACAAGGAAGGCCGCAAGCCCACCGAGTATGACCGCAACCTCTTTGACGTTCTTCATGAACAGGTGGAGAAGCGTATTCTCACGGTCACGGATGCCGCCAAACAGCTTGGAGTGACCCGCCAGACATGGTATCGGATTGCTGAACAGAACAGGTGAAAGTGTGGCTAGAAAACTTTACGCAGTGACAAGCGGTGAATACGAGGATTATCACATCATTACTCTGACCGATAGCCGTAGACGTGCGGAGAAAATCGCAAAGATGTACGATGCAGATGTTGAAGAATACGAGGACAACGAAGAGCTTACGGCAAAACCACTCACTTATACGGTTTATGCCTATGGTGGCGCAGATTGCTGTGAATCGCATTTAGATAACGTTAAGAAAAATGTTATCATTGGTCAAGGATTTGCTTATGTCGATGCGTGGTCTAAGCAGGATGCAGAGCGGAAAGCTGATGTTGTTTTCAAGGAAGTCCGTGAAAAAATGGAAGCTGAACGCAAGGCGAAAGAAGAAGCATACAGGAGTACTCTCACTTGGCTTGCTAAGCGCGAAAATGGAAAAAATTACGTCATTCCAGAAGATAGCAAAACAAATGCAAGCGGAGTTCTGTTTGGATGCAGAGCATTCATCAAGGCTCCTACGATAGAGGAAGCTATGAAGATTGCAGCGTCTATGTTTGCAGATTATGACGCAAACCGTGCGAAAGCATTGAAGTGACATTGTTTGCAACCTAGAATAAAACCGGATGAGAAAGGAAAGCAACATGAAAACCGTAAAATTGTCTGAGCAGAGTTTGAAACTCATTGAAACGCTGTGCGATTACACCGACAAGCCTGATATTCTCAACGCTGTCGCGGACGCCTTGTACTACGATGCAGACGAGCTGAAACGCAGGCTCAACCAGCTTGCAGAAGAAGTCAAATAAACAGCACATTCTATCCGTTAAAATGAATTTTAGCAAATAATTTTTCCGAAACAGCATTATAAAACCGAATATTTGATTTTTGTGCAGTTGTAGGCACTCTTTACGTTTTCAGGTAGGGGGTGCCTATTTTTTATGCAGCCAAAACAGTGTATCGCTATTATCGACAGCATCAAAGCGTATGCAAAACAGAATCCGACCGAAGCGCAGGTCTATGAGGACTGGTTTCAGGCAGTAGTGAACCTAAGAGATGCCCTGCCGCATGACAAGCGGTTCGATGCCTACAAATACTCTGGTGAGCTACGTTCTGTCTGTGCAGCCATGATGGGCAAGATGAAAACAGGCGAGGACGTGGCGAAGGTCTATGATATTATCGGTCGGACGTATCTGTTTGAAGCAAAAGATGTGTTTGACAGCTATTGCATCTACCTTGAATGGAACCGTGCGCCGGAGAAAAAGTTCTATCAGCCGAGAAGAAAGGTGCTTCTGACGTTGGTTCGTGACCTAGAGGACTTGTTTTTCCACCGTGTAGAATTTCTAGGGGTTAGTCAGCCCCCGCGTACGGGAAAAAGTACTCTCTGTATATTTTTCATTACATGGCTGATGGGCAACCGCCCTGATGTTGCATCGGTTATGAGCGGGCATTCTGACAAGCTGACCAACGGCTTTTATGGTGAAGTGCTGTCCATCATCACCGACCCTGTCACCTACAACTGGGGCAAAATCTTCCCTGATGTTCAGCTTGTGGACAAGAGCGCAAAGGACGAAAGCGTTGACCTGAATCGCAAGAAGCGTTTCCCCACCCTGACCTGCCGCTCCATCGGCGGCACATTGACTGGTGCTGTTGAAATCGGCGAGGGCGGCGTTCTGTATAGCGATGACTTGATCGAGGACTTGGAAGAGAGCCTGAATGTTGAGCGTCTGAATAACAAGTACGATGCCTACCTGAACCAGCTGAAAGACCGTAAAAAGCAGGGCGCATTGGAGTTGATGGTCGGCACACGCTGGAACGTGCTTGACCCTTTGGGGCGTATCCAGAATCAGTATGCCGACAACCCGAAATACCGCTTCCGGGTGATTCCTGCGGTGGACGAGAACGGACACAGCAACTTCAATTATGACTACGGCGTAGGTTTTGATGATGCCTATTATGCCGACATGAAAGCCAGCATTGACGATGCAACATGGTGGGCAAAGTACATGGGCAAGCCCTATGTGCGTGAAGGTCTGCTCTTCCCTGCCGATGAACTGCGATATTTCAACGGTGTTCTGCCTGACGGAGAGCCTGATCGCAAGCTGATGGTCATGGATATTGCATGGGGCGGCGGTGACTTCACAGCCTGTCCTATCGCCTATGTATACGGTGATGCCGTGTTTATCCCAGACCTTGTGTTCAATAACGGTGACAAGACAGTGACCAGACCAGAGGTTGTCGGCAAAATCATCCAGCACAAAATCAACGTGGTGCGCGGTGAAGCCAACAACGGCGGTGACGAATATTGTGACGTGGTGGACAGCCAGCTTCGGCAGCAGGGCTATCACTGCTCTGTCCGTAGTCAGCGCGCACCCAGTGGGCAGAGCAAGCTGTCCAGAATCATCCAGTATGCGCCGGACATCAAACGATTCTATTTCCTTGACGAGAAACACCAGTCGAAAGAGTACAAGGCGTTCATGGAACAGGTGACGATGTTCACACAGCTTGGCAAGGTTCCGCACGATGATGCCCCGGATAGTTTGGCACAGCTTGCCGATGAACTGTACAACGGAATCAGTAAAATTGAGCCTGTCAAGAGGCCTTTTTGACTAAAAACACAATATATAGTGTTCGCTGGGTCTATTTATTTGATTTCACCATTTGACAAGGCTTATAATATACACAGGAAGTTTCGAGGCTTCCGTTAAAGGAATGGCTTGCACAGCGAGGCTTTGTCATTTTTACTCGTGTGTGTCAACAAGCGCATTCCGCCTTTCACCGGTGAAGGTTTCTTCACTCTTTCCCTTCACCGGGCTTTATATGTTGCGTTTCCGATGGATTGGGGAACTCCAGCCTGTCTCCCCCATGACTGGCAAGCAACGGTTCGACTCCGTTATGCAGCACAACCATCCTCTCTGCGTGGCTTTCTATTCTTTAAATCCTTCATCGCTATTCCCGGCTCTCGATGCAATGGTTAGGCATGACATTGTAAAGAGCAGCGGTTGACCAGTTAAGCCGGGTTTTATGTTGCATTAGCTCAGTCAGGCTAGAGCACTCGGCTCATAACCGAGCATACACTAGTTCAAATCCATTATGCAGCACCAAAATTGCAGTTTACCCGTTTACATCTGTCCGACAACTAGATGTAAAGGCTGCAATAGCTTTCTTCGGGAGAAGAATAGCACGGCTGGAAGTGCGAACAGTTTCCCAGTAGCTTCTGACAGGTCTGTGCTCAACAGCCTGTTTCCAGAAATCCAACGAAAGGAGCACAGATGGTAGTAAAAGTCAGATGCAAGCGTCCTCGAAAAGACGCAAATGGCAATCTTTGTGATTGTGGGCGTTATCTTGGCGAAGTAGAAGGCAAATTCTCTCTTCTGTGCCCTCTTTGCCATTGGATTACAGTTGGAGATTCTAGTCTCCCAAGGGAAACGTGGGTTTCCGTGCCGAAGTTTAAGAACTAAATAGCTTTTGAAGTGCAGTTGTAAGCGCAGTGAGATAGACCTTAACAGGTTTGTCTTGCTGCGCTTTTTATTTTGCCAGAAAGGAGGAACACATGGCTGAGTATCAGGTGGTTGTTGATGGTTTCTTGAATGAGCCACTGACTGGGCGCAGACCGATTGAAACGCCGGAGACGGAAATCAACCGGGAGAATGTGCTGAAAGTGGTTATGGGGAAGGCAGAGCCTATCCATCTGCTGAACAAGAACGAGATTCGATTCTTGCATAACTACTACTTGGGCAGTCAGCCTGTCCTCCACCGCACGAAGGAATACCACGCAGAAATCACCAACCGCATTGTAGAGAACCACGCTAATGAGTGCGTGGGCTTCTACACGGGCTATATGAGCGGCACTCCCTGCTCTTATGTGCGGTCTGAAACGGCAACTGGTGACGGTGAAGAAATTGCCCGCTTGTCCAACGCCTTGCAGTATGAGGGCAAGGACGCACTTGATCGGCGGCTCTGGCAGTGGATGTTGGAGTGCGGACAGGGATACCGCATTGTTCTTCCTGACAAGGGGTACAACGGAAACTACCCGGACGAAACGCCCCTGCTGGTGGATGTTCCTGACCCGGACATGGCGTATGTGATTTACAACTCCGGCATCGGACACAAGCCCATTGCCAACGTGCTGCACATCCCGCGCAATTATCAGAACGATTTGAACGACCTGATTTGCGTGTACACGCAGAACCAGTACTTTGAAATCGACAACGGCAAGGTCACAAAGTCGGAGAACCACTCCCTCGGAATGTTGCCGATGGTCGAATACAAGCTGAACCCGGAGCGGATGGGTCTGTTTGAACCGGCAATTCCTGTTCTGGACGCCATCAACGACCTTGAGAGCAACCGTCTGGACGGCGTGGCGCAGTTCATACAGTCCATCATGGTGTTTACCAACTGCCTCGTGGACAAGGACGCTCTTGACCAAGTGAAAGAGCTTGGCGCAATGTGTCTAAAATCCACTTCTGGTCTGCCCGCTTCCGTTTCGCAGATTGCAAACGAACTTGACCAGCAGCAGAGCCAGACCCTGCTTGATTCCATGCTGAACGTGTACCGCAGTTTGACTGCTATGCCTAGTGCCACTGGCAGCGAGAACGCAACGTCCGACAACGTGGGCGCAGTTATCGTCCGTAACGGTTGGAATCACACCGAAGCAAGGGCGCAGCAGTACGAGAATATGTTCAAGTACGCTGAACGGCAGAGCCTGTCTGTGATGCTCAAAATCCTGCGCGACACGGCTGGTTCTAAGCTGATGGCAAGTGACATCAACATCAAACTGCCCCGCCGCCAGTACGACAACCAGCAAAGTAAGGTTCAGATTTTTGCGCAGATGATTCAGCAGCCGATTGACCCGCAGTTGGCGTTTACCACGCCCGGTCTGTTCCCTGACCCACAGGCCGCTTATGAAATGAGCAAGCCCTTCCTGATTGCTTCCGGCAAGCTGGGCGAGGATGGGAAAGCACCGAAGCCGCAGGAACAGCCTAAACAGGATGCTACCGACACAAGTGTCGGGAACATGGCAGATGAACAGTCTGCCAATACCAATAAAGAAACAGAGGGCGAATAACCCTTTGCTATAAACACGGCAGGGAAGCCGGGATACAAATTTCGCAGCGTTGCAGGGAAGCAACGGTAAAAAAACGCAGGAGGAAATTAACGATATGAACTACAAAGCGTTACTTGGTGATGCCTACAAAGATGGCATGACCGCCGAAGAAATCGTTGCTGCTATGGAAAAAGCTCCCGACCCGACCGCAGAGGTTGAGAAGCTGCGTAACGCCGTGACGAAAGCCAATGGCGAAGCTGCCGAGTACAAGAAGCAACTTAAGGCAAAACGCACCGATGACGAGAACGCCGCACAGGAACAGGCTGACAAACTTGCAGAAATGCAGAAGCAGATTGAAGCCCTGACTGCCGACAAGGAGAACCTCGTCAAGGAAAAGACCCTTGCATCCTACCGCGAGAAGTTCGTTGCGCAGGGTTATGACGCTGAACTCGCCAACAAGGCTGCGTCTGCACTGGCTGACGGCGACATGGACAAGATGTTTAAGTTCCAGTCGGAGTTTATGACCGCCCACGACACCGCATACAAGGCTTCCCTGCTGAAGGATATGCCCACGCCTCCGGGTGCGGATGGCAAGAGCGGCGCTGACAGCGAGGGTGTGGCATTTGCCAAGAGCCTTGCACAGCAGAACGCAAACACTTCTAAGGCATCGAGTGACGCAATGAGTGCTTTCCATTAACAAGGAGGAAAACATGAAGTTTACCCGAAACACGGTCAACGGAATCAACGATACCATCCTTGCTTCCAATGACTACACTGCCATTCCTTTTACCGTGACCGAAGCTGCTGCGGTTAAGGCTGGCTATCCCATGACACTGGCTGGTAAGAAAGCTACTGTGTCCGGCGACACTGGCGCAAAGACCATCAACGCCGATGGCATTTTACTGTATGACGTTGACCCGGCAGAGAACCCCAATGCTGCCCTGCTGATTCGCGGCGTTATCGACACCAAGAAAGCAGCTGCAAGTTCCGGCTTCACCTTTAACACTGACGCAATCAAGGCGCTTAAGACCGCCGTTCCCGGCATCTTCTGCCGTGACAACATCAGCGTGAACGCTTAATAGGAGGTAAAACAACATGGCACTGAATCTCAAGGAAGTCTTTGCCCCGGCTGCGATTGCCGCCTATTGGACGAACGACCCCACCAATGCGATGCCTTTCGCATCTGACGCACTGTTCCCTGCCAAGAAGAAGGCCGGTCTCGACCTGAAGTGGCTGCGTGGTCACAAGGGTGTTGGTGTTTCTCTGATGCCCAGCGCATTTGACGCAAAGGCCACGTTCCGCACCCGTGAGGGCTTCAAGTTCGACGAGACCGAGATGCCGTTCTTCCGTGAGGGCTACCATCTGGGCGAGAAAGACCGTCAGGAAATCCTGCGTGTTCTGGACAGCAACGACCCCTACGCCCGTGACGTAATGAACCGTCTGTACGACGACACCGCACAGCTTATCACTGGTGCTCGCATCGTACCTGAGCGCATGATTTGGCAGCTTCTGGCTCCCACTACTGGCGTTCCCGGCATCACCATCAAGGCAAACGGCGTGAATTACACCTACAACTACGACCCGGATGGCACTTGGAAGTCTACCAACTACAAGGAAATCTCTGTCGCAAAGTCCAAGTGGAACGTCACTACCGCTACCCCCATTGCAGACCTGAACGCCGCAAAGGACGCTGTTCTGGCAAGCGTGGGCGAGGTCGTGACTGAGGTGTACATGAACACCGCCACCTTCCGCAACATGATTGCTGCGGACGAGGTGAAGAATCGATTCATGACCGTCACCGCAAAGGCAAACGCCGTTCTGCTGGACAGCGAAGCACGGCAGATTATCGAAACCGCAACCGGGCTGACCATCCATCTGTACGACAAGATGTTCAAGGCAGACCAGTACAGTGCAAGCGAGAAGTATCTGCCCGATGGCATGGTGGTGGTTGCTCCGTCCGGCGCTCTGGGCAGTACTTGGTACGGCACTACCCCTGAGGAAGCGGACCTGCTGTCCGGTCAGTCTAGCGCATCCGTGTCCATCGTGAACACTGGCGTTGCTATCACCACCGAACTGACCATTCACCCGGTCAACGCCAACGTCTACGCTTCCGAAATCGTCCTGCCGTCCTTTGAGCGCGTGGACGCTGTGTACTGCATCAAGGCTTATTAAGGCGAAAGGAGGAAAGCAGCATGGGAGACCAGTATTCCGAAGCGGCAGTCAAGCTGGGGCAGTACATCGCCCCTGCACTTGACCGTGAAGTCACGGACGAGGACTACCCACTCTTTGACCTGCTGCTTGATTTCGCCAAAGACAAGATATTTGCACAGGGCTACCCTTTCGGTAACAGGCCGGACGAGTTGCCCTCGCAGTATCAGTCGTTGCAGATACGCATTGCAGCGGAACTGTATAACCACATCGGCGCAAACGGACAGACGAGCTATACCAACAACGGCATTACTCGTGTGTGGGAAAGCTCCGATGTGGCGCAGTCCCTGCTGAATGAAGTGGTTCCGAGAGTAGGTGTTATCGGCTGATGTTCAATGGAAGCCCACTGGATAAACGCCCGCTGTGGTATTCAAACCCGGTCGGCGAGAAAACGCCTGTTGTGGACGAATGGGGCAACGAAACCGGCGAGACATCGCAGACGTGGAGTGCCCCCGCAAAGCTGATGCTGAACGTCAGCCCGCCTACTGGTTCTGCGGAAGCAAGCCCATTTGGCGCGTTCACGGATTACAGCTACGTTGTCAGTTCGTCCAGCAAAAAGCACAACACACCGCTTTATGAAGGCACGCACGTCTGGTTTCAGACGGATGTTTCAAAGCCTTTCAATTACATTGTGGCCAAGGTCGCAGAGCATATTACAGATACGCTGTATGCGCTGAAAGAGGTGGCTGCAAGTGAAAATTAAAGTGAGGTTGAGCGATGCCGGACTTCGTGATGCGGAACGTCAGATACAGGAGTACAAGGCCACCCTGAATAAAAAGGCTAGAGCACTTGCTTTTCGCCTTTCGTGGCTAGGTCTTGAAGTCGCGAAGGTGCGCTTTACAAACGCGGAATACGCTGGCTCCAATGACGTGAAATGCCATATCAACCAAAAAGACAAAACCTGCACCATCGTTGCAGAGGGCAAGTCTGTTGCCTTTATCGAGTTTGGCATTGGCGCACATCATAACGGATACGGCGGTGAGCTACCGCCCGGTGTTGGGGCACATGGCTCATACGGTCAAGGCAAAGGTGCTGGCAGACGTTGGTACTACTACGGCGACCCCGGCAATGCTGGTACGCCTGTTAAACAGGTGGATGGCAAGGGACAGTTGAATTACACCGATGGTAACGAACCAGCTATGGCTATGTGGGGTGCTGTTGAAGCGATGGCTTCTCAGGTTGAAGCAACGTGGAGGGAGGTTTGGAGTAGTTGATTGATTATTTCAACCCCATCTTCACGGTTATCGCTAAAGAACTGCGGAAACAAGTGCCCGGCATCTTTGTTACCGGTGAAATCAACGACAGCAACGTCAAGAAGTTTCCGTGTGTGCAGATAGAGGAAAACAGCAATCTGCCTGTACACATTGATTCTGCCGGACATAGCAAATATGCCGCTGTATCCCTGCGTGTCCGTGTCTACTCCAACAAGGAAACCGGACGCATTGCGGAAGCACGTTCTATTGTTGGCATCGTGGATTCTATTCTTGAATCACTCAACTTTTATCGTAAGTCGTTTGCCCCATTGAATGGGCTGTATAACAATTCCGTCTACCGGATTGAGTGCAGTTACGGGGCAACGATCGGGGAGGACGGAATGATTTACCGAAACTAAGGAGGTAAACATTCTATGAGTACCGCTATCTCCGGTCTGAATACTACCTTTTACTGTGGCGACAGCGCAACCACTCTGACGAAGCTGTGCGACATCAAGGATGTGCCCGACCTGATCTCTGAACCCAACCTTCTGGATGCAACCACTCTGTCTGACCCCATGCAGGTCAACATCTTTGGTATCATCCAGTCCGACACCAAGTCTTTCACCGCCAACTACAACAAGACTGACTACAAGAAAGTCAAGGAAGCTGGCTACGATGAGACTTCCGAGAGCAACACCGTGAAGTACTATGCCCTGAAAATGCAGGACGGCTCCGGCTTCTCTTGGCAGGGTATGCATCAGGTCGGCCTGTCCGGCTTTGGCGTGAACGAGGTCGTGGAAATGACCATCAACTGCATCTTTACCAAGAAGCCTGAGTTCAGCGAGACCCTGACCGTCACTGGCAGCTAAACTGCAAAAATCGAATCAATCAAACCGGGCAGAACTGAACAATGGATTTGGTTCTGCCCCTATTTATAAAGGAGAGCATTTATTATGGCTGCTAAGGTTATCAACTTTCATTCCCCCGATGGCAAGAACACTTATGAGCTGACTTTTACCCGTGACAGCGTGGAAGCCACTGAACGTGCAGGCTTTCAGATTGGCCAGTACACCCAGATGACCAATCTACTGTCCAACTCCCGTGCTCTGTTCTACGGCGCTTTTATCGCACGGAACAAGGGCATCAAGCGCAAAGTCGTTGACGAGATGTTCCAGCACGTTGAGGATAAGGAAGACCTGATGGGCATTCTGCTTGAGATGTTCATGGACGCTTCCAAGTCTCTGCTGGCAACCGACACTGAGGACAAGACCGCAAAAAACGCGACGTGGGAGATTGTGTAACCGCACAATCTCAGGAAGTAGACGGAAAGGGAGAGCCATTCTCCTTCTCCAAGCTGTTCCACGATGTAGAAGCCTATTACATCTCCATCGGCATGACCTACGATCAGTTCTGGCACGGCGATGTCTGGCTGGCAAAGGTCTACCGTGACGCAGAGGAGCTACGAGAACGCAGAGCCAACGCCGAAGCGTGGAGAAACGGCTTTTACATGGCATCTGCGCTTTCCTCTACGGTTGGCAATATGTTCCGAAAGAAAGGGTCTGCACCCATCAAGTACATGGACAGACCGATTCCCCTTACTCAAAAGGAGAAAGAAGAGTATGAATACCAACGCGCAGTTGAGGCGCAGGAGCGAATCAAGAGAATGATGTTCTCTATGATGGAAAGTGATGGCGGTAGTGATGGCTGATGTTGATATTACTAGCTTATCCGTAGAGATTTCTGCGGAATCGCATGGTGCAGAGCTTAATATTGACAAGCTTACTGCCGCCATTTCTAATTTGCGGACAAAGGGCAACGTCACGAAGGTTGTGAACAGCCTTGATAAGCTTGCCAGCTCTATTGCAACGCTGAAACAAGCTTCTGCTGGAATGTCCGGGCTGGATAAAATCACAAGCTTCTTGAACGGTCTTTTCAACGTCAACACGACTGCAAGCACAAAGAGCATCAACACGGTCGTAAATGCCATCAAGAAGATTCCTGCGGCTGTGTCTGGCTTGAACGGTGTGGACTTTTATTCCATGTCCGGAAGCATTACTCAGCTCACCAACGCTCTGGCCCCGCTGTCTATTTTGGACGCATCGAACCTTAAAGCTCTTGGCAGTGCTTTCAATGCGATCGGAAAGGTTCCCGACCTGACCGATAAGCTGAAAGCGACCGACCTTGATTCCTTTGCAAGCTCCTGCCAGAAGATTTCTACCGCCCTCACCCCCTTTGCATCTCAGCTTGAAAAGGTAGGCAATGCCTTTGCAAAGCTCCCTTCGCAGTTGAGCAAGGTCGTGACACAGGCGAACCGAGTGACGGCCGCCAACGAGAAGCAGCGTAAGAGCTATCTTAGCCTGTCGAACCAAATGAACAGCTTCATGCGGAACATGGCAAAGCTGGTCTCGCTGAAAGCTATTGCCGAGTATCTCGGCAACGCTGTTGCGAAGTTTAATGACTTCTACGAAGCGACCGACTTGTTCCATAATGCTATGGGCGATTTGAGTGGCGAAGCTGATACACTCATCAGCAAGATGCAGGATTTGCTTGGCGTTGACCCGACCAAAGCGATTACCTACATGGCTACCATTCAGAGCTTGGGAACTTCGTTTGGTCTGGCCAGCGACAAGGCATACGTTCTGTCTAAGAACCTGACTCAGCTTGCCTATGACGAAGCATCTTACTGGAATAAGGATGTTGCCGAAACCTTTACTGCAATGTCCTCTGCCATCTCTGGTGAGATTGAGCCTATTCGCCGTCTTGGCGTTGACCTGTCTCAGGCTCGGTTGCAGCAGGAGCTTCTTGCTCTTGGCTTTAACAAACAGGTCTCCAGCCTGTCTCAGGCCGATAAGGCGGTTCTGCGTTACATTGCTATTATGAAGCAGACCGCTAATATTCAGGGAAACCTTGCTCAGACCATTAACAGCCCGGCCAACCAGATTAAAATTCTGAAAGCCCAGCTGGATATGCTGGCGAAGTCTGTTGGCTCTCTGCTCTACCCTGCTCTGAAATCCATTCTTCCCCCGCTGATTGCTGCTGTTCAGCTCATTCGAGAGTTCGTTGAGTGGGTCGCTAAACTGATGGGCGTAAAGGTTGTGTTTACCGACTTCACCAAGAGCGCTGACGGCGTCGGTGGCATTTCTGATGCAATGGATGATACCACTGCATCCACCAAAGAAGCAGCTAAAGCCCTCAAGGATTATACAATGGGCTTTGATGAACTGAACATTATTGACCCCACACAGGGAAGCTCTAACTCTGGCAGTGGCGCATCTGCTGGCAACATTCTGGGCGATGTTGACCTGTCCGGCTACGATATGTTCAAAGACTACGTTGGCAGCACAGTCGAAGAAATCAAAGCAAAGATTAAATCTCTTGCCCCTATTGTCGCTGCTATCGGTGCCGGTTTTGCCACATGGGTTATCGGAAACGCGCTGCTTACTGCGTTGAAGGACACTCATGATTGGGCATATAAGCTTGGCAAGATTGTTGGAGGCCTTAATCCAGAGCTGGTTCTAGCTGCGGCAACGGTCGCTCTTATCGTCGGGCGTTTTGTTCAGCTGTATCAAAGCAGCGAAAACTTCAGGCAAGGCTTAACCCGAATTAAGGATTTGATTTACCTTGCAGGGCTTGGTTTTACGCAGGGCTGGAACATTTCCCTGACTGACGGCAAGCTTGGCGAGTCTATCAAATGGCTGAAAGAGGCTCTTTCTAATCTCGGTCAAGCGATCTGGAATTTAATTCCAGAAGAGTGGCAGGGAAAAATTTCTACTGCATTTGAGACCATCCAGAAGGTCGTGAAAGACCTTGACCTCGATTTGGGCGATTTGGTCATGACGCTTATTGGAATTGGTTTGACCATTAGCGGTCATCCTGTTGCTGGCCTTGCGGTTCTTGGGTTTGAAGCCATTTCTGTTGCTGTTCGCGGTCTTGGCAGCAAAAGCGAAGCAGAAGCCTTTCAACTGAAATCTGATTGGCACGATGCCTTCGTGAATTTTGGCACGATTGCGGCAGAAACGGTGGCTGACATCATAACTGCCCTTGGAAACCTTATCAATGATTTTGCAATTCTTATCGGATGGATTCAGAACGGTGTCTCTGAAACGGAAATGCTCGACATCCAGATGAATGGCAATTTCCTTGAAGGTGCAATCGCATCCCTCGCGCAGGTCGTTCACAACATGGGCGTGTTCATCGGATGGATTATCAAAGGAGTAGATGAGTCTGACCGCCTTGCCATCGCCGCCAATGGAAACTTTGCGGAAAAATTTGTTCTCTTGATTGCCGATGTAATCAATGGAATTAAAGACGCTGTAACGTGGTTCGGAAAGCTGATTGACAAAGTTTCCAAATTTAATCCGTTAAGCGTTGGCAAAAACATTATTGATGGCATCACGAAAGGCATTACGGGGAACACCAATGTGTCTAACGATGCGGCCAAACAACTAACTGATGGAATTAAGAAAACTACTCAAGATGAGCTTGATATTCACTCTCCCTCTAAGTGGTTTGAAAGAATCGGCAGCTACATCGTTCAGGGCCTCGCAAACGGCATCACAGGCTCTCTCGGTTACGTCAACGATGCCATGAATCAGCTCGTAGACGCCACCAAGCTCAAGGGCGAAGAGATGGTGAATTATGGCATTGACTGCGGCACAAACTACGTCAACGGCATCATCTCGGGCTTGGATTCCAAGTGGTCTGAGCTTGACAACAACCTCAAGACCAACTTCTTCGGTACGGTGCAGACGTTCATTCAGGCTGCCCAAAGCGGAGATTGGAAAACGGTCGGCACTACGATTGCCGCTGGCATTTGGGGCGCTATGGGCGATGAACAGCGCAAGCGGGTCAAGTCTGTTGCGGGCGACCTTGTGAGCAGACTAAGCAAGGAGCTAAAAGGTCAAGCTTCTACTTTACTGAATACCGCTGCCACCATCGGCAAGAATCTGGTGAACAACCTGACCCAAAACTTTGGAAAGGTTTCCGCTGAAACTCAGACAATGCTTTCCGGCATTACGCAGGCTTTCGGAAACGTGAAGTCTCCTCTTGCAACGGCAGCTAAGGCCATCAGCGCGGCGCTCTCTGGCGGCTTACTCAGCTCTTTCCCGACGATTTTTGCCGGGTTTGCAAGTCTGGTAAGCACCATCGGAACCGCAGTGGCAGGAATGCTTTCCGCTGTGGGCGCTGCTCTCAGCGCTACGATTTTTGGCATTCCTGCTGGCATCGTGGCCCTTGCCGCCGCCGCAACCCTTGGCGTAGCGATTGCTGGCATCGTGTCGAAGCTTGGCGGCAGCCATTCTAGCAGCTACAGCAACAGCTCTCAGTACGTTGGAACCCCTAGCTACAATTCCTCGGCGTCCAGCTCTTCTTACAGCGGAATTTATTCTGCGGCCGGAGGAAACTCTGAGGATATGAGAGACGCTGTGTACAACGGCTGCTACAACGCATTCCTTGACATCTGGCAGCGTTATGGAGAGGCAATCTCTGACGGCAGGGATGTGAGGGTATACCTTGACGGCAAACAGCTTGCGGCTTCTGTTGAGAAGACGCAGAAAAATCGTGGTATGTCTGTTATGGGCACCGAAGTTTACTCCTACTAAGAAAGGACGGTTCAGATGGCTAATATTCCTGCACTGGTTACGGTGAACGGCGTAGAGCTACCGGAACCGTCCTCTTATGAGGGGACAACCAGTACCATCGTGGATTCCGGACGAAATGTTCAGGGCAAGGTGGTCGGTTCTGTTGTGCGGCATGACGTAGCAAAAGTCACGATGTCTTGGAATTATCTTACAGCTAAACAATGGGCCGCTATCCTGAGTCTGTTTACCACCAATTTCTATTGTTCCGTTCGATTTTATAATCAGACGACCGCAGGATACACGACACGGCAGATGTATGTTTCCGACCGCACTGCTGGTATGTGGCGCAGAAGCCCGATCAACGGCAATGTTATGGGGTGGACTGGCGCAAAATTGTCACTTGTTGAGGTGTAATGCATGGAAAGAACTACCGACAAATGGATGCAGAAGTTCAACGATACACTTGTACCGGAAACTTTTGTTGAGATAACGGTTGGCATCACTGCACCGGGCGCAAACAAAAAGGCAAAGTTTGTCACGTCTGCTATGAGCGCTTTTGCAAGCGCGAATGCTCTTTCACAGGCGGGAGTGGATTCCTTTACAAAATATGGCACAGGAGAACCTAATCTTTGCGTGCTTGATGGAAGCTGCAAAGTTGTTCCTGCTTCTGCTCCGTATGAAAACACCGGGTTCGTCAGTTCTGCAATCTTCAGTGCTTCTAACCATCCTGTCCTTTTTGCCACGTTTTTCAGCGAGGTCAAAACTTCTGTCCCGGGCGTCAATATTATCTGGTCGTCCATTTTCAACGAATACGCTACCGATTTCAAGGTCACTTCTTATCTCGGCACGCAAGAGCTTAACTCTGTTACCGTTACAGGGAACACATCGGTCTTTTCTGATGTGGAGATTGAACTGAGCGGGTTTGATATCGTTAAAGTAGAAGTTTTGGGTTGGTGTATCCCGGAACGCAAGGCCCGAGTCGAGCAGTTCAGGATTGGACAGTATCTGATTTTCGACAAGACGAAGATTCTTTCCTACAGCCATACCTCTTCCCGTGACCCGATTTCCGGCCAGCTTTCACAAGACAGCATTTCGTTTAGCCTTGATAACAGTGACCGTACATGGGACTCTGTCAATCCTCAGGGCATCTACAAGTACATTTACGAACGCCAGCCCATCTCTGTGCGCTACGGCATGGATGTTGACGGCAAGGTCGAGTGGGTCAATGGCGGAAAGTTCTTCTTATCGGAGTGGAGCGTCCCCTCCAATAGCATTGAAGCAAGCTTTTCCGCCCGCGATTCTTTCCTTTACTTAATGTCCACCACCTACACCGGCAGAAAGTATGGCACGCTCTATGAGATGTGCTACGACGCTTTGGAGCTGCTGGAAGCGGATGAAATCACCTTTGATATTTCGGAAGAACTGAAAGATTACTCCGCCGACATCTCTTCGGATGGTTCTTCGTATAAAAACTCTGATATTTTGCAGCTTGCAGCCAACGCAGCGGGCATGGCGTTGTATCAGACGCGAAATGGCGTTATCACCATCAAGCGGGCGTATGAATTTGGCTCCGGCACGGATGTTAAGGACATCACTCTTCTTAACAATTATTCTTGGCCTGAAATCACTTTCGCGCAAAACCTTCTGAATGTCACGACCTCTGTTGGCGGTAAAACATACGCTTACCCGGAAAACCCTTCCGGTCGCGGTGTGTCTCAGAGCTTGAGCAACGCCCTTCTTTCTGAGTCTACGCTTAAAAAGTCACGAAACGCCCTTACGGAATCCTACAGTGTGCTTTCCAACCGGCGCAAAGCCACTCTGGAATATCGCGCCAGCCCCACAACAGACGCATTGGATTTTGTGAAAATCCATCATCAGTTCGATTACAGCGCAACTTTGTTGCTGACAAACGCATCTTATACCTACAACGGATGCTTTAAAGGCAAGCTCGAAGGATATATGATGGCAGATGTCAGGTCTTTGACCGTAGACAAATCCAACGAGACACTTGATTGGGGGCAGTCTGTGGTACTCACCGCTGCTCTTGCCCCCGCCTCCCAAGATTCACCTAAAATCAGCTGGTCTGCTTCTCCCGAGGGTATCATTTCCCTCCATGTGCTTACCAACGCAGAAGGAAAGTCCACCTGTCAGGTCAAATGGAACTCCCCCGGCACAGCTATCGTCACTGCTTCTGCTGGCGGCAATTCTGCCAGCTGCTCGTTCCTCACCACTGAATATTATCTTTCTGATATTCCAGAGGGCGAGACGGTGCTCATGGACGAGGGCAACAACGTCGTGGAGTTCATTGTCGCTAAGCATGACTATGAAAGCGAGTTGAACGGAGCGGGACGAACGCTTTTGGTTCGTAAGTATTACGCCGCTATTATGGCGTGGGATTCTTCGTGGTCTAGATATGCTAGCAGTGATGTAGATTCTTGGCTTAACGGTGATTATTTTAACGCTTTTACTTCTGCGCAAAAAAACACGATTGATAAGACTACGATTTACTACACTCCCGGATTTTCTGATTCTTATTGCAATTCTGGCAGTGGCAAAGTGATCACGATGGCGAGAAGTGTTTTCTTACTTTCTGAGCATGAATTTGGATATGAAAGTAAAGGCTCCGATACGCCGAACTGGACAACGAGCAGTCCAACTTATACCCATAACGAAGGAGCTCCGTTGCAAAACGCTTCCAAAATCCTGAAGACAATGCTTGTTTCCGACGTAGAGGGTTCTAATAGAGGGCGATCTATTTGGACTAGAACGCCAGACTTAGGTTCACTCCAGATGCTCAGAGATATTGCAGGCACAAGTTCCAGCGCTAATAAGTATTGGCGTCCATTGATTGTTAGTAAGCTTGCAAGGTCGTTCCTATTGTACGATTCTTCTTCGGATATAAACATCAGCGCGGAAACAATATCTTATGCAACAAATGACGAAACTCCTATGAAATATGATAATGTTGTTCATCCTGCGTTTACCGTTCCGAAGTCTCTTGCTATCGACGCTGACGGCAAACTTATCTTTGAAAGCTGAGGTGATTGTATGGCAACATGGATTACAGACCGTACGCAGGCAGACATTGACCGCGTGAAAGAAATCGCTGTCAAAGCCAGAACCGGCACATGGACGGAAGAAGAACAGCAAGAATGGGCAGCTGGTATGAAAGGCGCACTCAACTACACCGATTACAACCGTATTGAAAGCGGAATCAAGGAACTTGCTGGAATCGTGGGTGCTCCCTACTCCGCCAGAATTGTTCAAAAAAGGACGAAAATCACTACAGCAAGAAACGCAGATGGTGGTATTCCATCGTGGGACGCCTACCCCTCTCACGCCGAGTTTTTTGTGCCGCTGACCGTTAAAAAGTCCGGTTTGTTGCTCCACTCGATGTCCTTCCGCATCAAGGGGTTTGTGGCCGGAAAAATCCGGGCCATCCTGCGCAAGGCGGCTGATCAAACTCGACTGGTGGATCTCTCGCTGGAGCTTATCCGGGGTTACAATGACGTGACCCTTGACATGGGAGACCTTCCACTCGAAAAGGGCGTGGAGTATCAGCTGTATATGTCCGCCGTTAATAACTTCTATCCACCTTCGGTGGAACCCGAGTGGGTGGTAGAGAACGATTACATTGACTTTGCCAATGCCAGCGCTTACTACGATGGAGACAGCAAGATTCTCTTCGCTGGCATTGCAACGGTCATTGAGCCTGTGGAGGCAGTCTGGGGCGTAGATGACTACTTGACTACTGATGACTGCACTAGATGGTTGAGCAACATATCCGCCATTCGTTCGAAATGCAGCGGAAAAGGCTCTACTCCTGAAACTCCGGGAGATTTCAGCTACCGCTTTGCAATTATCAATCAAATCGAAAAAGTGCTGTTCGATATTGAGTCTATTGCAAAAGACCATTCAGTCTATTGTTCAGAGCTTATATGTGGAGGTGAACCCTATTATGCAGTTTATTGATAGAAAAGCAAAATACCCGGGGCGTTGGACAATGGAAAAATCTGACGGCACATCTGAAGTGGTAACGCTCATTCGTAATGACGAGCCTATCGTCGAAGGTACGCCAATGAATGCGAATACTTTCAACTCGCTTTTTCCTGACAGCGTTACCAACACCGCAAAAACCGCCTCGCTGGTGGAGTACCTGTGCCTCCTCGATGGCGTACCCATCGAAAGCAGCATCACCCCGAAGGACGCATACATCGCTGGCCATTGGAACAAGAACATGGTCAAACTGCTGGTGGTTCGTCAGCGTTTGACTGCTACGGAGTACGAAAACATCACCGGTGAGCCTTACACTGCATAAGAGAGGAGCACGCTTATGATCGAGTTTAGCGTATCTCTTGCGTCCACCGGCACCGTCAGGCTGGCAGGCTATGAGCAGATGCTGCGCTTTGGCTACACCAAAAACCGGGGCGTGTACCGGCTGCGCGTCGAAGCCGCTGGTGAGTGGAAAGGGTTGGCTGTCCGTTGCTTCTGGCACGCCCCGGACGGCAAAGACCCGCCCTCCTCGCTGGTGGTGGACGGCTTCGCGGATGTGCCTGCCAGCGTCACTGCACAGCCCGGCAACGGCTGTATCACCTTTGAGGGCAGCGACGGCGCCAAGACCGTGACCAGCGCTGACCTTCGCTACCGGGTGGCCGCGAACTCCGGCACGGAGGACGGCACAGAACCAGAACCGGGAACGCCTGCATGGCAGGCTTTTGTGGAGGCGGTGAAGGACTCGGCGGCATCTGCGGAGCAGTCCAAAGCGGAAGCGCTGGACGCGGCAGAGCGGGCCGGAGCATCCGCCCAAAAGGCAGAGCAGGCCCTTTCTGACACCATCACCGCCAAAGAGGACGCACTGAAAGCCATCGGTGACAAGCAGACTGCCGCCACGCAGGCAGTGGATACGGCCCGGGACGAGGCTCTCCGGCAGGTGGAAGCCTCTACAAAAGCCGCCCAGACCGCCGCCAGTGAAGCAGCCACCAGTGCGGGCAATGCAGACCAGAGCGCTCAGGAAGCCGCTGACAGCTTGCAGGAGCTCAAGGACGGCATTGCAAGCGGAAATTTCAAAGGCGAGAAAGGTGATAAGGGCGACACTGGCCCCATCGGCCCGGTCGGCCCGCAGGGTGAGCAAGGTCCTCAAGGCCCCACGGGTGCTACGGGTGCCACTGGCCCTAGGGGTGAGACTGGGCCGCAAGGCAAGCAAGGCCCTCAGGGCATTCAAGGCGAGCGTGGCCCGCAGGGCGAAAAAGGAGAGGCTGGCAACACGGGCCCAGCTGGCCCTGCCGCTACCGTCAAGGTCGGTACTGTGACCGGCCTTGGAGCGGGAGCTGCTCCGACTGTCACGAACTCCGGCAATGAGCACAATGCTGTGCTGGACTTTGGCATCCCCACCGCGAGTGCGCTGGACATCGCCGTTGATGTGCTCTTTAAGCTCCCCCGCACTGGCAAAGTCTACACGGTGAAAATGCCGCGATTTGCCACGAACCCCACCGTCAACTGTGAGAAGTTGGACGACAACGTGGGCCTTGTGTGCGAACCTTCTACCGACACTGTCGAGGGACGGGACGACTATGCCGACATTCCCCTTTTTAAGTGGTACAACTGCAACTACAAGCGGGATGCCTCCGGCCACGCCTACCCTACAGCTATCGAGCATCTGAGCGATGACTACCACAAGACTGGCACTGTGGATGTGGGTGTTATTCAAATGACCCCTTACGTCAAGTGGGACGCAAGCAATCCTGACTATATCCTGTGGTCTATCACTGATTCTCCCCGTGATGGTTTTACTCCGTGGGCCGCTGCCAAGTCTGGCGACACCGTATATCCCTACGTCATTCACTCGAAGTTCTTCAGTGGCGTGGGCGAGGATGGTCTGCTGCGGAGCGTGTACGACCTCATTCCGGCGCGCAACCAGTCGTACTACAGCCTGATTACAGGCTACGCCAAGAAGGGCGCTGGCTACAAGGGCGCAGGCGGCGAGAAAGTCGCATGGCAAATTCTGTTCAATTCTATCAAATACGCGGTGAAGTCCAGTCAGGAAAAGTACGCAGGATGCACGGGCTATAATCTCCAGTATCCCGCAGCTGTACAGCGAAGCGAGAAGCTGACCTACTTCCCTGTCACAGTGGCGCAGGCAAAGAACTTGCTGGTCGGAAGCCGGGTTTCTGTTGGATACGGTTCTAAGAGCAGCGACGGCACTGTCAATAACGACCGTAGTGGTTCGACTCTCCATCGGTATGCAGACGAAGCCAAAATTCTCAAGATTGAACCCATCGATGATACGACCAGTGCTGTGTATCTGGACTGCGGCGCTTTTGACACGACGCCTGTCGCTCTGTCTGACACCCTGAACGCTCCCATCACTCTGTCTACGATGCACTGGCACAGCGGCACAACGGATGCGGTCATCAGCCACCATGATGGCAGTCCTGTCAGCAACACGGATTCTAAGCATCCCTACCGCGTGCAGGGTATCGAGTATGCTGTGGGCGGCTATGAAGTGCTCAGTGATGTGGTACTCGCCTTTGACGACAGCAACGGCAAGGACGTATACGTCTGTCCTGCTGATGTGGCTCATACCAAGATTGACGCTGAGATTCTGGCGAACTACAAGAAAGTCGGCAGCTTCCCTGCAGGCAACTGGTGGATCGGAGACATCGGCTTCGACCCGGAAACCTGCGTAACGTGGCCTGCAACGCAAGGCTCCGGAGATAAAACGGGTGTCGGCGACCGCGTCTATGGTGATGGCAACGCAAGCAAGAACGCCCTGCGTGAATATCTGCAAGGCAGTGATCTCGGGACCTGGTCGGGTGCTGGCGCTTCGTGTGTGCGTTGCCGGGACTGGCTTGGGATCGGGGGCTGGTATTGCTTGGCCGCCGATTGACACCTTGCGCCGGGGGTGAATGCCGCTTGCGGCAGAGGGGGGAGTCCCACTGAAAGCAAGGTGGTATGAGACAACTATAAATGAAAGGAGTGTTGTACATGAAAGCAAGCTTCGATGCAGAGCAGCCCGCCGTTCGGTCTGTGCGTGACGGCCATACGCTGTATATCTTTATCTGTGTCAACGGCCAGTGGATGGAACGGCAGTATGACGAATCGCAGCCTGCACAGCAGGTGTGGGAATGCAACTACCGGGAAATCGTGGCCAATGAAAGCAAAATCGATCTCGAAAAGGTTACAGCTGCTCCTGAGAAGTATCTGGATTGGATGGAGCCTGTCGAGAAGACTGACGCTGAAAAAATCGCAGAGCTTCAGGAAAAGAACGAAATGCTTACACAATGTCTGATGGAAATGTCGGAGATTGTCTATGCATAAAATCACACAAAAAATTGAAAGGATGGTACTTATGATGGCTATGTTATGGGCACAGGAAATTATGTCCGCTGAGACTGTGGAGGAGGCAAAGGCTCTGTATGAGCGCTGCCCCCGTCTGCTGAAGCCGAAGGTGAAGGACATCCTCATCAAGAGCGGGTTTGAGGAAATCGTAGGCGAAAGCAACGCTTGAGAAAGGACGTGTCGTATGGGCTTTTTTGAGTTTTTGAGCAACCTTCTCGCTGGCATTTTTGGCCCTTCCCATCCCTCCGCAGGCATTTCCGGCGCACCGGGCGGCGATTATCGCATCTACAACGACAAGAATAGCATTTATGACGTGTCCACTGTGGACACCAAAGCCTCCGCTCCTCCCGGCTGGGAAGGAGACCCGCCCTACCGGTACATTGACGTGAGCCGCTATCAGGGCAATCTGCATCTTGTGCACTGGCGAAAAATCAAAGCAGTTGGCTACAAGGGTGTCATGCTCAAGACGGTATCCACCAACAAAAGACTCAGCACCCGGACAGACGGCCTTTACGTTGACCCCACCTTTGAGAACAATTACAAACTCGCAAAACTGGCAGGGTTAGACGTGGGTGTGTACTACTACACCTATGCCATCAGCCGTACCGGCGCAGATAGAGAGCTGGCCCTTCTGGCTGACGCTCTGCGGGGGAAAGAGCTGACCCTTCCGGTGGCTGTAGACGTGGAGGACAATAAGCTCAAGCAGTTGGGCAAGCAGGCCCTCACCGACCTGACGGCTTATGCGCTGGCCCGGGTGGAGGCGATGGGCTTTTACGCCCAGCTCTACACCTATACCAGCTTTGCCAACTCCCGCCTTTATGTGGGCGGTGCGGCGCTCAAGCCTTACGACGTCTGGCTGGCAGACTATACCGGCAAGACTCCCAAGGTAAGCTTTAAGTACAACGCGCACCAGCACACCAGCAAGGGCAGCGTGCCGGGTATCAACGGGCCGGTGGATCTCGACGTCACGACCGTGAACTATCCCCGCATCATCAGAAAGAAGGGCCTGACCCGTCTCCGGGAGGGCGCATGACTAAAGAGCAGGCTCTTTTGTGGGTGCTGGGCGTTGTTGGCAGCGTGTGTGCAGGGGCGGTCACGCTGGACAAAGTCTTGGACATCATCCACAAGTACATCAAAAAGGCACAAGCCCCCGACGCCGAGCAAAACAAGCGGCTTGACGCTATCGAGCAACGGCTGGGCGCAGTCGAAAGCATCTCGTCTCAGCACGCAGCGGCCCTAAAGCGCGATCTTACCCGCTTCGACGCAATCGACGAAGAAATTTGTTTGGCTCTTGATGGTGTGCGGAATCTGCTGGACGCCCAGCTCTCCGGAGACAATCACGAAGGGATGCAGAAAAGCAAGGCCAGTATCGACAACTATCTTTTGAAAGGAGTTACCAATCATGGAAGCAATCAATGAAATTTTGAGCATCATCCCGGTTCCTGTGGCCGTCATCCTGATGCTGGGCGGACTCGTCTTCTACGCCATCGGCGGCATCCGTCTGGGCTACGGCGCAGCAGTCAAAAATCTGGTACTCAATCTCATCGTTCAGGCAGAGCGGGAGATTCAGGGCACCAAGCGCGGTGCAGAGCGCAAGGCGTGGTGCGTCAAAATGCTGCGTCTCTATCTGGACAATAGCAAGCTGGGCAGGCTGGTCAGCTGGGCTATCACGGAAGAGACCATGAGCAAGGTAATCCAGTTTTTCTTTGACCGCGCACGAGCGGCATTAGGAAAGGAAGCGTAAAAGAATGCTAGAGTTATGCCCTGTCACTCTAAAAACAGCAAACGAGTACGTCAAAGAGCATCACCGGCATCATGGAACCGTCGTTGGACATAAGTTCTCCATTGGAGCCACAAATGACGGTGTACTTGTTGGCGTTGCGATTTGCGGCAGACCAGTGTCAAGAATATTAGATGATGGTTATACACTAGAGGTCACGCGTCTTTGCACAGATGGCACACCGGATGTATGCAGTATGCTATACGGCGCAGCATATCGCGCCGCAAGAGCAATGGGCTACAAAAAAGTCGTAACGTACATTTTGGACACCGAAACGGGGAACTCACTGAAGGCAGCCGGGTATAAATGCGAAGGAAAAGCAGGCGGTGTTGAGTGGACAGGAAAAAGAAGGCCTAAAAACCCGGAGCAATACCCGCACCAAATGAAAACTCGCTGGGTTAAAATTTCCAAAAAGCAGTAAGGAGGATACATATGCCCGTACCCATGGGCGGCATTATCGCTGCCGCCGCAAACGCCGCAAATCAAGCGCGAAAGCGCCGTGAAGCGGAAGAAGAGAAGCGCAAGGAAAAAGAATCCCGCCACACCTGCACCAAAGACATCCCTTGTGAGTGCTGTTTCCCGGGCTGTCACCTGAAAGAGAGGTAATATCATGGCAAGCACTACATACGAGCAACCGTTGCGCTATTACTACGACCAGCGCGCATACCCGATTTTATGGCCTGCAGTGCGTGACAATTTTGCCAACGGCGGCAAAATGGGACATTACCGTGCCGTGACCGTTCGAGTGCGCAACGCAGGACAGCTGCCGCAGCCCTTCTGGCTCGGTGCTGCCTGTGGCGGCGGCTCGTGTAGTGCTGCCCGCTGCGCTGCAAGGACTTGAACGACAGCAGATGATTGCCGCCATCAAAAGCGCACCGCTTGGGAGGGTAGACCGTAAGATAGCTCTTTTGCGGTACGTTGAGCGGCTCCCGCTGCCGGACATTGCAGCACAGACACATTACAGCCGGACGGCGATAGGCTACCGGCTGAAAGGCATTGAAAAAATGCTGGATATGTGATATAATGTCTATATAGTCCGAAGTAGAGTACACACACTTCGGAGAAATGTGTACAGAGAGCCAGAGGAAGAACGTTTACCCTCTGGCTTTTCTTTTTGCACGGATTGTGGTATAATAACCTCAACAAATCCTCCCGGCCTCTCGTAGAAGCGCATTAGGGTGGATATTTGTAGGCCAGCCCCGTGCTTTATCGGGGAATGAAAAAAAGCGGTTGCCAGATAGGCGCCGACCAGTCTCCCGCCCGCCTACTTACAGTGCGTACCATGCGGGAGACGCTTTTATATGGTGACGCTTATGTGCAACACAAAAGAAGAACGGCTTGCAAGAATTGCAAAATATTATACTACTTTCCATCTGTTTGGAGACTGATACATCGTGCGGTTCTGGCCTAGACACTGCCACAGTTGGAAGCGGTTTATTCCGTTTTATATCCCTATGCACTTGGGAGACCCTGATTGAAAGGCTCCGGCCTTTGTAGAGAGTGGCATTGCCTGTGGGCGGTTCCGCTCTTGATTTTATACTTCGCCGTTTCGGCGGCATAAAAAATCCCCCGCTTTGTCGAAGCCCTGCATTCCACGCGGGGTATTTTGTAGGCAAAGTGGGGGATTCTGTTTTATGCACACTAGTTTTGTCGAAGCTATTGCCGTATATTGGATATTGTGATATTCTAACATTGCACTCCAATGTGTGCGTCTTTACAGTTAAGCGTTCATACGGATTTTTCCGTGTGGGCGCTTTTCTTTTTTGTCCTTCGTTGTACCTTCGTTGTCTTTCGCTTTCTGCCAATGCGGTACACTGGATGCAATAGGAGGAATGTTTTATGAGCTATTATCCGACACCCGGAGCGCCCTATGTTCCGCAGCAGCCAGTGAATCCTTACGGCGGCATGGGCACGGTGGGCCTTGCCACTCCCATGCCCAACACGCAGATGCAGCAGACACAACCGCAGCGCCCGCAGCCGATGAACGGGCAACAGCCTGTTCAGCAGTCGGCGCAAGACGGCGGTTGGCTGCTTGGCAGACCTGTTTCCAGCAGGGAGGAATTTCTGGCGATACCTTCTGACCTATACGGCAGACCGACCTACTGCCCGGACTTGCGCAGCGGCGTGATCTACTGCAAGCGGCTCAACCCGGACACCTGTGAATCCTATGTGCAGGAGTTTTACAGCCCGGAAGCATGGCGGCAGATGCAGGCGCAACAGGCACAGCAGACCGCTGCACCGACACAGCAGTATGTGCCTATTGAGCAGTACAACGAACTCGTGAACAAGGTCAACGAGTTGGAAAAGTGGCAGAAGAGCTTCTCGAAACCCGCTGCCACAGCGAAGAAAGGAGAATAACGATGTCCCCTCCGTTTGATATGATTACCCACAGCCCCATCATGCAGCTTGCAAATCTGGCTCGTGCTGGGCAAAACCCAATGGGGCTTATCCAGCAGTTAGGCGGGCAGAGCGCCCCCATTATGCAGGGCTTGAACCTGATTCAAGGCAAGAATGAAGCACAGCTCCGAACGATGGCGCAGAACCTCGCTAAAGAGCGTGGAATCGACCTGAACCGGCTGGCAAGCGCCCTGAACCTGACGCTGCCTAAATAACAGCATCCCTCTAAGCGAAACGCTTCTCAGTTTTGCGGACTTGACAAAAACCGCTTTTGTTTGGCTTCGCCCGCTGCACACGGCAGCGGGATAGCATAACGCAAAACTGAAAGGAGTTTTGTTATGGACGATTTTGCAACTGGCTATCTGGCTGGGCAGGACGGCGGCAATAACAACAGCGGATTCTTCGGCAACGAGGGTCTGTGGGCGGTTATTATCCTCGCCATCATCTTCGGCTGGGGTACGAACGGCTACAACCGAAACGGCGGCGACAACGGCATGAACAGCTACATCCCCTATCTGGTCGGCACTGGCGCAACCGGGCAGGGCGGTAACGACACTCGTGCAGCGCTGTCTGAGGGCTTCTACCAGCAGGATACCTCTCGCTCTCTGGCTGGCATCCAGAACGGCATCTGCACTCTGGGCTATGACCAGCTGGCACAGATGAACGGCATCAACGCTAACATCGCAAGCGGCTTCGCGGGCGTGAACAGCGCCATTTGTCAGCTTGGCTACCAGAATTCACAGCTAGTGAACGGTCTGGAGCGCAGCGTGTCCAACGGCGACAATGCCATCAACCTTGCCATCATGCAGGAAGGCAACGCACGGCAGGCTGGTCAGACCGCACTTGCCACGCAGCTGGCATCTTGCTGCTGCGAGAACAAGCAACTGATCGGCGACCTGAAGTACACCATCGCAACGGAAGACTGCGCCACCCGTCAGGCTATCGCAGACAATACCCGTGCAGTTATCGACAACTGCAACGCAAACTACCGCGCCATGATGGACTACTTCACGCAGGACAAGATTGCCACTCTGACCGCTGAGAACCAGAGCCTGAAGTTCGCGGCTTCTCAGGATCGGCAGAATGCGCTTCTGACCACCGTGATGTCTCAGCAGACTGACACCATCCTGAACCGGGTCAATCCTCGTCCGATTCCCGCTTATCAGGTGGCAAACCCCAACTTGGGCGTGAACTGCTGCGGCTGCTGCTAACCAACACTCCCCGATAATACCGGGTGAACCATCGGGGCAGGGGTAAGACACCTCTGCCCCTGATTTTTTAGGAGGAAAAACATTATGGCTTGCAAAACAAGCTGCAAACTCTGCCCCCATCTGGTCTTGAGCCAGTCGGTCACGTTCGCCAATGATACGCTGACTATCAATATTCCTGCTGGCGCATACCAGAACGGAGAGCGTTATTGCATTGTGGTTGCCCAGAGCATCCCGGACACGACCACCATCAACGCCCCTGTTGTCATCACCATTGGCGCAGGCACCATCGCATACCCTCTGACCGACTGCAACTGCGCTCAGGCAACCGCTGAGAGCATCCACACCCGCACTCGCTATGCTACCCGTGTGGCAACATCTGCCACCGGAACGGCCACGTTCAAGTATCTTGGCTGCTTCTGCCGTTCCCACGCTGGTGCGCCCGCGTCCATTTCTTGAGGAGGTATAGAGATTATGGGCAAGAACAGTTTTCGCCGCATGATGATGTTCCGCGACCACGACAAAGACCGTGAACCGGAACGTGACCGTCTTGAGGAAGAGCGTGACCGCAGAGAGCGTGAGATGGAACGCCGTCTGCGTAAGCTGGAAGGCGGTAACGACCGCTATCCCTACTATCCGCAGGAAGAGAACCGCTACATCGACCCCTACCCTGTCCCCCGCTACCCTGACGTAGAGTATGGGCGCAGGATGCCGCAAATCGGCTTCTCGCAGAACGGTGACTGGGACAAGCGGTCTGGGCAGTATGAGCGCGGCGGTGCAGACAGCCGCTCCATCAAGATGCCACGCCAGCACCTGACCCACGATGAAGCAGAGGAATGGTGTGACAACATGGTGAACGCTGACGGCACGAAGGGTTGTCACTGGACGCTGGAACAGACGCAGGACGTTGCCAAGCAGCGCAATATCACCTGCGACCCGAATGATTTCTGGGCAGTCATGAACATGATGTACTCGGATTATTGTCAGGTCGCAAAGCGTCAGTCCGTTGACACTCCGGGCTTCTACGCTGACATGGCAAAGGCGTTCCTTGAGGACGCAGATGCTGCAGATGGCAAGGCATATCTCTACTGGGATTGCATTGCTGATAAGTAAAGCAAAACCCCTGTGTAGTTTTTAACGGCTACACAGGGAAATTTTTTACACGTTATAACCAAACGCTTTCATTATTTTTTCTTGCAGTTTTTTTACTTCTTCTTTTGCTTCGGCTTCTTTTTCTTCTGGCGTTTGAATGCTCAATTGGAATCTTGGTTTTTTCGGAAGCTGCGCCGGTTTCGGCAAATTCGCCCAGTGTGTCACAACATTGTGTTTTGGTATTATCTCCCCTTCTTCCGTGTACACGCTGTCAAACCATCTCTTATTGATAAAGTATGCGGCATTTACATAACTTTCTCCTGTATATCCATTCTCAACAGAAATAAGATATTTTTCGCAAGTTTGTTCCGGTGGGAATCCTTCTTTCTCGATAGAGTGCCAAATTATGCACCCCGTCTCAACATACTTGACATTTGTTGGGTCCAGCCGTTCTTTAGCCCATTCTTCATACGCCAATGAATCGATTTCACTAGAGTGTTCCACTTTTTCCACTTCCTTTCTCCCCTGTGCGGTCGTTGTGACTACACAGGGGTTATTTTATTTGGTGTAGTACAACTCCATATCTGCCTTGTACGCGTCAAGTTGTCTTTTGTTATCCATAAGCGTGTTAAAACTAACGCCTGCCGCAAAAGATACGGCGATTGACAGAATCAAATGCGTTGCAACCCATTTGCCGGCAAAGATAAAAGGAATCTGAACTACTACAGCAAAAACATCGAATAAAAGAACGTAAATGCCATGTTTGACCGTTTTCTGCAAACGGCTAATACTTCCTTCGTAAAATTCTTTCGACCTCATCATACGTCAGTCCTCCAATCTTATCAGCCTAAGTCAATTTGGTCTTTCGATGCTGCAACGGACAGGTTATAGATGTACTCCCCTGCCGTGAATCCATGCTTGCGGGCTTCTCTCGTGACAAACGTCCGCTCGCTGTCGCTCATAAGAATCGTGATTCGCTTGCTGCGTTTGCCGTCACCCTTCTGCCCTTGATGGGAAGTGTAAGGCTGAATCTCCATCGTGCGCTTTGCATCGTTGACAGACAGGTTGGTAAGAGCAATCATAATCTGCTGGTTCTGCTGGACGATAGCTTGCAGGACTTCCGTGTTCTTCATCAGCACTTGCAAGATTGCATTGTCTTGCGTGTCGGGCTTGTTCTCCTGCGGGGCAAGGTTGTAATAGCCATCCTTGCGGAGAGACGGAAGAACGTCATCGAAAACCCAGCTCTCGAACTTCTCTGCACCGGGCAACTTGCTGTGGGTGATAAGACGGTAAACGTCACCTTCCGAGATAAAGCTCATTTCCTGCACACCGCTATTTGTAGGTGCGTAACGTTTCGTTACGCCCTTGCAGTGGTCAAAAACAGCTTTGCGAGGAACTGCATATCCAAGTGCTTTCGCAACGTCAGAAGCACAGAAAAGAATCTTCCCATCTTCTTCAATCGTGCGAAGCTGCCCAAAGCTACTATTCTTAAAAACGTGAAGTGCATTACATTTCTTGTTATCCATCATATCCTCCATATTCAACTGTTTTGCATCTTCCATGCCGACCTCATACGCCTTGTAAGTGATGCGAGATAATGCTTCCGCAATCTCATAATCATCCTTATTGAGCGGACGGCCATTGCTGTTTTTCTTGAAGTTTTCAAGAATCTCTTCTTTCGTTGCTGGAATGTTCATCGGCTTTACCACAAAAAACTTACTTGTAATGCAACTATGAAGATGATATAATGGATTTATCACCCATAATCACATGGAGTGTAATCCCTTAAACTGTCTGTTACTGCCAAGTTCCGAACAGTTTAGGGGATTTTTTATTTTTGATGTTCAAGCCATTGCTGGACAGCTTCACGAACAGCTTCTCCCTTAGAAATGCCGTTTTTTTCGCAATAGTCCGAAAGCTGTTTATCCGTGTTCACGTCCAGACGGACGCTTGTGCGAACACTGTTCGGGTTTTCCAGCTTTGGTCTTCCCATTTTTGCACTCATGCGTTCACCTCCACTTTTGAGCGCACATTAAGTATACTATTTGTGTGCTTAAAAGTCAATACCTAATACTGCAAGATACGATACGGCGGGGGCGTTCCGTTTTGGAACCCCCTTTTTTAATCCTCCAAGAAATCCTCTAACTCAGTTCTTTTTATCCAATACGAACTTTACAAGTTCTTCGATTTCTTCCAAATTGGCGATTATTTCATACCACCCTGCCGAATGCCCTCTGTCGTAGGCGTACTCCCAAATTCTCGCCGCTTTCTTTTCCGAAATTCCAAAACCGACTTCTTTTTGAATTGTCTTGTAAATCTCTGCGTAGATTTCATCCCTGCGCTTTATTTTTTCTTGATTCAGTCGCTTAACTTCATTGTCGTAATCATCGTTGTTCTTTTGCGCTTGCTCTTTGTTCCACTTGACTGATTTGTCTTCGTCAAACACAAAATTTGATGGAACTCGCTTGAAGCCATAAGGCTTGCATCCCATATTTGCCATTGCTTCGTATTTCTGTCCGATGTCAATCCAAACGTCATTCATCTAAGAAATCCTCTAACTCAATCTTCCCCTCTGCCGCTGCGACCGCCAGAGCATATACGAACTGTCCAATCGTCATGCCGTGCCGCCGTGCTTCACGATTGATGTACTTGCGCTCCTCCTCGCTCATAAGGATGGTAATGCGCTTTGAACGCTTGCCGTCACCGCTTGCAACGCCCTGATGCGATACTGGCATCGGGATTTTTTTCTTTGCCAGACCAGCTTCTACCAGTGCGCCGGACACATCGCCTTGTTCGATAAGACGTTGAACTTCCTTCGCCTGTTTCAGTTTCTTTGGTTTACTTTCGCTTACTACGGCATTGTTTGGCTGTGTTTCGCTGTCTTTGGCTTGCTTCGGCTTAATACTGCTTAACTGTGCTTCATTAGGCTGTGTATGGCTGTCTGTGGCTTCACTAGGCTTAATCGGTGCTTGTTCGGCTTCGTTCGGCTTTGCTTGGCTTACTTCTTCTTCCTTTGGCTCACTTCGGCTTAATGGCTGTTCCGAAAAAACAGGCTGGAAATCAAACCCGCCCAACAAGCCGGATGTTTTTTTGCTGGTTGACTTCATCAGCCCTCACCTCCAACGAGATACTTCGCCAACGCCTTAAAATCCTCTGCACTGGTGCTCTTTGCTGTGTCGCCATTAAACAGGCTGTGTCGCTCTGCCTGCGCCTTGCGAACGCCCATAGACGGTCTAATCTTCACGTCCAGCAGGGTTGTTCCCATGCTCTGTGCAATCACAGGAAGCTGCTCCACGACCTCTTTGGACAGGTTCTCACGGCTCTTATACTGGTTCAGAAGCAGACCTTCAATCTTCAAAGTCGGGTTGAAGTATCTGCGAACATCACCGATGGTTTGCGAAAGCTGGCTCAAGCCAGCCAGTGCGTATCGGTCTGCTGTGATGGGTACGATGATACTGTTTGCAGCAATCAGTCCGTTCACAAGCGCAAGACCAAGCTGCGGGGGAGTGTCCAGCACAATGTAATCGTACTGTTCAGACACGCTTTCAAGGGCTTCTCGCAGACGGAAGTTCTTGCCCATGTCCCGGACAAGCTGTTCGTCAATGCCCTTCAATGCGTTGTCGGACGGCAGAATATCACCAGCTTCACAGTGCTGGATTCCTTCTTCGACCGTGCCTTGCCGGGTCATCACATCGAATAGGGTGCATACGTCCTCTGTCTGTGCGCCGTAGGTGTCCGTTGCGTTGCACTGGGCATCGCAGTCCACCAGCAGGACTTTCTTGCCAAGCAACTGCAACGCGCCAGCCAGACAGGTGCTTGTAGTAGTCTTTCCTGTGCCGCCCTTCTGGTTGGCGACAGCTATGATTTTTGCCATTTTTATTCTCCCCACATTACAAAATAACCGTTGTACTTAAATTTTTTTGCTGCCTTACCAGCTTCAATTAGCGCCTTTCCTTCCTCAATCGCTTCGTCTGGTTCTACAGTGCCGTGTCCACGAGAACCGACCGTTACATGAATTGGCGTATCAATTCCGTCCCCAACGGTGAAAAACTCAACTCTGTTACAATCGAAGTCGTTTAGCAATTTCGCTATTTCTCTGTACAAAACGGAACTTTGAACTTTTGCCACTTTATCGCCCTTTCTTTTTAGTAGAACGGATATGCTGCTTTTATCTCGTCTCCGACCCACAACACAGGCGTGACGTGCCATGCAATTACAGTTCCTTTGATTTCATTACTATCGGAATCAAACCATTTGCCGTTGATTGTATCGTACTCGCCTGTTATGAGACTTTTTTCTCCTGTTTTCTCATCTCCGATACGAAGTAAAAGCCCATGCGGCCATCCTTCTAGGCTTTTATCCGGCATAACGTCTTTAGTCATGTACCACTTGTCTTTGTCAAAGTTTTTTCGGAAACATTGGAACCATATTCTTTTTCCTTTCTGCATCATCTGCTCAATGAGCTACATCTGACTACTTCAAGAAACTATCATCAAACGTAGCATAATCGTCAAGGTCTGCTTCTTTCAAAATTGAGTACATATAAGCGCCGGGGTCTTTTTCAATCCTATCAAGTCGCTCATTGACAAGAATCCTGTATGCATTCTCAATGATGTTCGCAACAGCTTCTTTTTTCTTGTTAGGCTTGACGTTCGGATACTTCTCCGGTAATCTCTTTGCCACCAGCTTTGCGGTCAAGATACACTGACTTTTAGACATCTCCGGCGCAATAGATGCCCAATCCACATCCTCATATGCGCCGCTGCGGGGCTTTCTGGCAGGTCGTTGGCTCTTTGGAACATCTTTTAGATTTACGCTTTCAACCTCGTTAGCTTCCACGTCTATGACTGGCTCATTAGACTTGAAAGCTACATTGAACTTCACAGCAACCGCATTGCGGCCTCTCATGACCTTGTCATATTCAACGCACAGGTCTGATACTTCGTTTATTTCAGCTACCGCAATATCAATGACACGCCGCCTAAGATGCTTGAACTCTTGATAGCTAGGTTCTCTTGCACCAAGCTGTTCCCTTAATCTATCCAACGTAATTTCGGGCTGGCTCACGCCACGTCCGATGAACTCTCGGAGAATTGAATACAGCAAAATGCTATACTGCGATTTCATATTCGCTGTGTAGCGCAAGCGATACTTGACATATCCACGCTCCGCAATGTCGAAGAAAACAGGTTGCAGAAGCGGGTTACAACATAACGACACAGTAATATTCATTAAACTAGGTTCAAAGTTTACAGTTGCTCTGCTGAACAAGGGATACAAGTCAAACGAGCCTGAACCGTCGCCTCTAGGAACTTCAACGGAGTTGTCGATGAAATGCTTGACCTGTGCTTTCAAATTCCTAGAGTTGATTTTCAACCCCAAAAACTCGCAATATTCTTGTAACGTAAACTGAACCGTTGAAGTTTCGGGGTCTCTCGGATTGATACGGCTAAGATACACTTCAAGCAACCGAAGCTCTCCTACTGTATAGTCAGTGAACTTTGCCCAAACAAGCTGTCTACTTTTTTCAACCAAGTTCCCGCCTTTAATATCAGACAATCTTATCACGCCTCCTCTCGTATAAGAGTATATCACAGATAGGTGTACAAATCAATAGCAAGCGTACACCTATTTCCACTTCTTGTACACCTAACTATCCACATTTCGTACACCTGTTTCCACAATCTGTACACCTATCTCCATTTTTTGTACACCTCTTTACATTATATAAAACAAGATTATTAACAAGATTATAAAATAACTTCTACTAATAGCAGAAGAAGAAAATTTTCCACAAAAACCTTTTCTTTCTCTCTTAAAAAGTGGAAAACACAAGGCAAATATCGCTAAATAAACAGATGTTCAACATCCGAAAGGTTGAAACGCTTAACGGTTAGGTCTACCTAACGTATACAAAAAGTGGATGAAAAACTTTTAAGCCAATGTTATGGGGGACGGATTGACGAGCCGCTTAATTGCAAACGATAAATTAACGACAATCCGTTATTTATTCCGCACGAATGTTGTCGATTTACAGTCTATGGGGGACGGATTGACAAGGTAAATTTGCCCGATAGGTGTACAAAAAGTGGATGAATGCTGACAAAATGTTTTTCAAAAACTGCGATAATTCGACAATTAGCGCAAAATGTTTTCTTCGTTGATGGTATAAGAATCGTTTCGCTTCATGGCCGCAGCTTCCCCACAGTCCTGTGCCTGATATAAAATCTGCATATTGGGCTGTGTTCCGTCTGGGTCAGGGTCGGTTTTGGTGGCCTGCGCCATTTCATAATGACCTGTGACTGTGCGGCAAACGGACACACGATCACGCAAAGTCGTGTGAAGGTTGGCTACCATTTCGCAAAGAACGGCAAGGTAATCTGAGCCATGATTTCCATAGATCAGATAGCACAGCAGGTCGATTTCTTGAGGATGGGCTTCTTTGATATGCTCTATCAGCGTATCTCTCTTTCTCTCGGTGCTGGCATCGCCAGCCAGACTTTCCAATAATCCGGGATGCAAACAGGCATCTATGTACGGTTTGGCCGCAACACCGCAGCACACGAACCACTTTATGATAGTGGGAGCATCTGGGGTCATTGTCCCTTGCTCGTAACGAAAAATGGATGTCCGGCCTACACCCATTTTGTCCGCAAGCTTCTGTTGGCTAAGTCCGGATTCCGCTCTTGCCATCTCTAACGCTTTTGCCACTCGTATCCTATAATCATCCATAAATACCCCTCTTTCGACAAAATGATATAAAATCAAAGAAATTTAACTGATATATTGTTCAAAATGTGAAACAATAATTGAAAAAATTCGCTGTTTCATTGAAACAGCGAGATGTGGTATAACTGTATTGTCAAAAATTTCCAAAGAGAAAGGAAACACAAAATGAAAGAAACTGTAATCTGGAACCATGAACGTATGCTGATCATTGACGGAATGCCCGCCAGCGTTCCCGATGGGCAACCACACACACCTGAACCATGGGAGGAAAGCTAATGAACCGAACTGTAGATGCTCTGATTATTCCATACGCTCGCAGACGGACGCTGGAGCTTGTCCTGAGCCTTTCTGGGTACGAAGCTGATAAAGATGCTTACCTCGAAGCGAAAGGCATTCTGGAACGCGCCATAGCCGCCTTAGACGATGGGCGAGACCCGGCAGACAACATCGAAAGCATTGACGGACAGCTCGTAGAGCTGTGATTGGAGGAAAGATGGATAGGCGTTGTCCCTTTTGACTTGAACGCTCATGGGTTTCCAGACGGAAGTTGTGGATGCACAGAAAATTGAGCATTTTTGCACTATTTTCTAACTAGTTGTTAAAAATGCCTTGAACTTACAATAAAATGATGTAAAATGGGTTCAAACAAACATCCGCACTTACTGATCGGGAGGATATGCCACAATGAGCGAGCAGGAAAGAGCCAAGATTGACCGATTTATTGCATGGCTGCTGGAACATCCTGAAAAGATTCCAATAGCAGAACAAGCACTAGACCTAGAGTAACAGAAAACCCCTTGCGCAGAGCTACACCAGCTCGGCACAGGGGTTTTTTATTTTACCGGGCATGAACGTCACATCTTCTCGATCAGGTTCATTAGAGCTTCACGCTGCTCCTTCGGCATAGATTCAAGCTTTCTTTTAATCCGCTCCACTGCTGCATCAACTTCACTTTTCGGCTGCTGGGGCGGGTTTTCTTTTTGGTTGCCAGAAACCAAAGCATCTACGCTTGTTCCAAAATAAGAAGCTATCTTATCGAGCGTTTCATATTTCAAGCTTTGCTTTCTACCGTTTTTCAAATCGGTCAAAGACCCACGGCTTGCACCCGATTCCTTGCACATTGTGGTCACATTTACTCCACGCTGCTTGCAGAGTTTTTCAATATTTTCGTACAAGTTTGCCATAATTCCAGTCCTCGCATTGTAAGGTTTGCTGAAATTACGCGAACGCTTAAAAAAGCCTTGAATTTTACGCGAAAGCGTATTATACTAAGACCGTACCGCGAGGGCGTAATGAATGATTTCTAGCAACTTCATTATATTACACTTATGCGTAAAAATCAATAGCCGGAGGTGAAATAATGGCTGAAAAAAAAAC